CTAGACTTCAATTCTCGCAAAGGGCAGATCGGGGAGCTGGGTCACAATTGCACCATTCTCAACCAGCACCCAGCGGCCCACGGCGGCGCCGGTGCCAAACACCCGCAGGGTGGCCCCACCCACCTGCTCGATGAGGCTGGTACCGCGCAGGGTATCGACCAGCAGCACCTTGCCTCTCACCCGCGCCGTGCTCGGCAGCATGGCCTCAAACTTCTTCCACGGGTTGTTGCTCGCCATCTATGCCTCCATGTCCAAATGCACTTCCAGGGTGACGTTCTGCCACACCGAACTGATGCCTGAGGGGGCCAGTGCATTGCTGATGCACAGGGCCCTGGTATGGCTGCCATCGGCCCGCAGCACCTTCACCAGCTGACCGGGTACCACCAGCCCGGGGGCCTGCCCCGGCCGCATCAGCGGCAGGCGCAGGGTCACCATCTCCTGCTCGCCCGAGTCGGCAATCAGGTTGCGCCCCCGCTCGGCATTGACCGGGTGGGTCTGGGCCAGCACGTCGCTGATATCCTCGCCGCTCTGGCTGCCCGCCGTGCCGGTGCGCACCACCTCGGTGACCACCCCGTGGGTGGTGCCGGCGATCAGCACCCGCTCCAGGCGAGGGCTCGATGCCGACTCGCTCGATTCTTCCGGGATCATCGTCTCGGGGATGAGGTGGCTAAAGGCCGAATCCGGCGCCGTGGCCCACTGCCACGGGCTCACCAGGTATCGGGGCTGCACCAGCACCTTGTCTTCGCTCATGTGAGGCACCAGCACGGCCCCCGCCGCCTTGGCCAGCCTGGCCAGCAGCTCCTTGGGGGCCATCCGTTCGCTGATAGAGCCCGGCGCCAGCGACCAGTCCGGGGTCTGCACCCACTCGCCATGGGCGGGGCGCTCGATGGCAAAGCCCAGCGGCGTCAGCAGTGCCTCGGCGAGTTGCCAGGCAGTCATCTCATTGGGCAGGGTCACATCGACTAGGGACGCCCAGGGGCTGTCGAGGAACTGGGTGCGCGAGCGGGCCGTGAAGGGGTAGACCTCACTCCCCAGAGCACGGTTGACACGGTAGCCTTGCACCGCAAACAGCCAGGTCCAGCCGTTGATGGTCAGCTCGATATGGCGCGGTCCGGTGGCAGTCGGCTTCACATAGGGCAGATTGGTCTTGCCCCGCAGCTCGCCGGAGAGCTCCCACACAAAGCTGTCGATATCGAGTTTCAGGCTCGGGTTGAACAGGGCGAGCGGCACGCGCTCGGAGCCATTGACGGCAACGCAACTGATCTCGTTCATGATGATGTAGGGCGCCGGTTGAGGGTGGATGGGGGGCTCGCGATCGCCAATCTCGCCGTCAGAGTCATCGCCATGCTCCAGGCCCCAGCCCGGGTCGAGCGGTTTGGCGCCCGCCCCCCAGGGCATGGCATCGTCCTGATCGGCCGCGCGGGCATAGCCCGCTGGCAGACCATGGCCATTGTCGCGGGGGGCCACGGCGCGATCGGGCTGGGGCTCGGCCAGTGAAAACACCAGGCTCATCGCCTGCCACTCGCCCGTGGCAGCGGTCAGGGTAAAATCGAGCCGGTCGCGGGCAGGTAACCGGGTCAGCAACGGTGGCAGCCCGTCCCAGCGCAGCTCCCAGGGGCGATGGCGGAGATCGGTGATATGCCAGCCGGTGGCGGTGGCCTGGTCGCGGGCGGGCGGCTGCAGCCAGGGGCCGGTGCGGGCCAGATCCAGCCGCTGGGCTGCCTGTTGCCAGACCCCGCGCAGGGGCTGTGGGTCGCAGGCCGTGCTCATCGCCAGGCTCTGCCAGAGGCGGCTGTCTTGCCGGGTGGCCAGTACCCAGCGGCCTGCCTGGGTCAGATCCACGGCTCGCGCCTGGGTCAGCGGGGCTGCCAGTGGCTGTCCCAGCGGGCTCGCCTGGCCAAAGGGCAGCGCGTCACCATGGTCGGTTGTGTGCAGCAGGCCCCGCATCAGGGTCAGCTGGCTATCCCTCACCTGGGCCAGCCCCTGCCAGCCGCTGGCAATCGCGGTACGGATAGCCGGGGCCAAGGGCGGGCGCAGCGAGCCCCCCAGGTAGAAGTCGAGGGCGGCCGCAACGGGTTGCTTGACCAAGCGGCGCGAGGCAATGGCGAGCGTGATGGCGGTGGCGGGGGGCGGCAGATACATCAGCTCACCTCGATCACGGGTTGCAGCGGCCCGTGGGCCACGATGGGCAGATACTGCTGGGCACGGCACACGGCGCTGCCGACAAACACGGCGGCCTCTTCCGCGAGCGGCCAGACCGGCTCCTCGCTGCCCGCCGTACCGGGTTGCTCGCAGACGTACATGAAGCCGTTCCACTCGGTCGGGCTTACCGCCTCCCCCACCTGATAGATGCGCTCGGCCTGCCAGGTTTCTCCATACTGCGAGAGCCCCACCACCAATACCTTGCCCTGGTAGGTCAGCCACTCGGCGGCGAAGGCACCATCGCCGCCGCTGGTCACCTCGGCCAGCACCCGGTACTGACCATCCACCGGCTCTGCGCTCAGCACCAGCACTTCGCGGGCGCGGCCGATATTGCGCACCGTGACCACCCCGGCCACCCGGCCTGTGATGGTGCGCTCCAACCAGTCGGGCACATCGAAGGCAAGTTGATCCCACACGGGCGCGACATACGAGGCCAGCGCATCAAAGTTCACGGCCAGGCCAGGGACGGTCAGCTGGTAAGGGGTCGCCATTACCGCTCCTTATACCGGTAGGCCGGTGATGAGGTCGCACAGCACCGGTTTGATGGGACCATGCAACTGGGGTTGGAAAACAGGATCTGGCGTAAAAAGGGCGGTTCCGACAATCAGCGGGGACGTAGTTGACCAAGGCTCCGGGGGCAGGGTGGCGCCGCTGTTTCCAGCCGTGGTGCAGAGGTAGCGAAAACCGTTGGGGGTAGCCGGATGAATAATCTCCCCAAGCACATACGCCTTGCTGGCGACCAAGGGGGCACCATAAGGCTCATAGGTAGCGACCATCACCACATCGCTATAAAAACCACATGGCAGGCTAAACGAGCCGTCAGCAGCGGCCATTGTGTCATTGATGCGAGCAAAGTCAGCCCCACTCAAGGCTCGCACAACACGCGGCTTGGGGCTGCCGCCGGTCTTTACCTGGCCCTTGACCAGATACCCCCGCCGTAAGTGACTGACATCTTGCTTGAACAGTCGCGGCGGGCTGGCACCATCAATGGTCCATCGAACGGGATCATAGTTTGGATAGCGATTCGGATTATAGGGATCCGCTACGCTACGCAGATCAGTAAATGCAGTGGGGCACGTGACTGAAATGGGCAGCACCACGCTAGAGACTCCGGTCAAGCCGGTACCGGTTTTATACCAGTTCACTCCGCTCATGGTGCAGCGCGTATAGGTTGACGTGCCAGAGGTGTGCCCTAATCGACCATCGATAAAGGCAACATCATTAAAGGCTGAACTACCAAAATAGTTGCCATTAACGTGGCCCCAATAAAAGTTGCGCAGGGTGAGCTGGTTAAAGGTCACTGCGTGGGTGTTGCCATAGAGATGCTTGAGGTTGTCGATGGCATACCCATTACCGTTTAACGTCGCGAGCGCAGAGGATACTTGGCTGAAGGTGAAGGCCGACAGATCAAGGTCGGTAACCAGCGACGCAAACACCCCGGCTCTGAATATATCGACACTGAAAAACTGCACTGCGGCCGCGATACTGTGGATAACGTAGGGATCGGTGCTTGACCCGGAACCCTTTAAATAGTCACTTATCGCCATCTATGCCTCCACCGGCCCCAGCACCATGGGGGCCAATTGTCGTCCTGTGGTATCCCAGCACATCACGATGACCGGGCCTGAATAGTCGCAATCGAGCTGCCATGCCCCCGACGAGTTTGTCGTGGTGTGGGCCAGCACCCAGCGCCCCACCCTGGGCGGGGATGAGCCGGGGATCACCCCGGCAACGCGCGGCAAGGCCAGCACCACGGCATCGGCCAGCAGCACGCCCTGGTCATTCACACTGCCTGATAGTCTCTGCATGGCGTGGCTCCTCGTTCATGCTCATTGCCGGTGGGCACTTAATCGGCATCACCACGCTGGAAGACCTCGAAGCGGTCGTCCGGGTGGGTGGCGCGGCCGACGCTGATGCAGCGCAGCAACCAGATGGGGGCCAGCGCCGAGCTGGTATCAAAGCGCACCACATTGTTACCGGCCCAGCCGCTGGAGAAACCGGCTGCCTCCAGCACAAAGAAAGGGGTCCCGGTGTTGGGGTTGAGGGGCGCCAAGTCGGTGGTCAGGTTGCCGGAGGCGATTAGCCCTCGCGTCTTGCCGATGACGTTGTAAGTAGAGGTGCCGGTGAACACCAACGCCCACTGCTCATCCACCGCCCCCCGGTCTGTCACCTGCAGCGGGTGATCTGCCCAGTTGTAGTTGGCGCTGATGGCCCCGCCCACCGGCGCACTGCCCCAGTTCGGGCTGGCGCTGTTCCAGCTCTGCTGGACAAAGTTGTTGGCCCAACTGGCAAAGCGGTCGCCAAACTGCAGGCAGGAGCTGACCATGGTCTCCCCGGCCGGATAGTCGTGCACCAGCGGGTCGGCCAGGGTCAGGTCGCCGGAGATCTGCACGTCCAGCACTAGGCTCATGTGCTCGATGCGGTTGACGAAGGTGAGCGGCGCAGTCACCGCCGCACCGGTGTCGTCCACCAGGCTGTAGCCTGCTTTCAGGGTCAGCAGACCGCTGTCCCGATCCTCGGTGTACTGGGAGGGCGCGAGGCGCTTGCCATTGGCACCCACCAGGTAGAAGTCGGCCACATAGTCGCGGCCGGCGTCGAGCACGGCGCCCCCGGCTGGCTCCCCCACCACTTGGGAGGCGGTGTGGGAGAGCACCAGGGTGTCGCCATCCTGGTAGATGGGCACCTTGCCATCGGCGGGCAGGCGCACTGGATCCAGCCCGATGCGGGCGGCATCCAGTGGCAAGGCGGTCAGCAACACGGTGTTGTAGCGGGCCGAGCTCGCCATGATCGGCTTGGCAAAGGTTGCTTTTACCACCCCGGTGTTGGTGTTCACCGTCCCCGTCACACCACCACCCACCAGTTCCCCCTGGGCATCGGCGCTGGCATTCACCAGGGAGCCGTCATAGGCCACCGCGATCAGCTGGAAGTTGGCTTGCTTGAGCGGGCTGCCGGGGGTGCGGAAGGTAAGCTCCTTGGCAAAGGCCGCCGTCACCACCCGGGCACAAGAGAGCAGCGTGAGGTTGCCGGTGAAGCCGCTGAGATCGGAGAGCACCACCCGCCCTATTCCCAGATCCACACGGCCAACCCGGCTACCGGCCCCGGTGCGGGAGTCCGGGTTCTTCCAGAGGATGCCATCCCGCTCGATATAGTGAGTGCTGCCATCGGTAAACCAGAGCGAACCGGTCAGGATGTTGGGCTTGCCCAGCAGAAAATCGAGTTCCGGCGCATTGACTTGGCTTGTGATGGGGGTGGTTCCAGTGCCCGTTTCCAGCGCCTGCCAGCTGCCGGGCCCCACCATCTCCTCCTGCAGGTTGACGGTCTGATACCCCTGCTCTGTGATGTAATACTGGTAGCTGTAACTTTGTGACCAGCTGAACGAAAACACCCCGGTCAAATAGTCGATCGTCCCCACCACGGCCTCATCTCGCAGCAAATTGCCTACCCCGTCATCGCGGATATCGATCACCTGGGTGGTGTAATAGCCATCCCCCTGGGCATGGAAGCGCCCCGCGTGATTGAAGCGGCGCACCGCATAGCGCAGCAGGAAGCTGTGCGGCTTGAACGCCTGCCCCACCGACCCGCTCGCGCTCTGATTGCCCGCCGCCGGGATCACCACCTCCCCCAGCAGGCGGATATCCGGGGTGTAGGTCAGGGTATAAAGTCCATCACTGGGCAACACGAGTGGCATGAACTCGATCAGCCCATCCACATCGAGCACGGTGCCGCTGCCACTGCCGGACAGCTCCCCCTGCTCGTTGCTGGTGAGGCTGTATCCGGTACTGCCATTGACCCAGCTGACCTGCAGCGAGCCCGGCAGGATGCCGTCCGGCAACTCCAGGCGCTGGTGCTTGCCGACTGTCTTGCTGCCCAGCAGCAACTCGACCGCTATCCCTTGAGCGGGCTGGTACTGGACGATGATCTCGCTCTCGGCATCCGGCAGGGCGGCAGTGGTGACGGCCAGGGAGCCGGTCACAAAGTTCTGAGTGCCAGAGCCCTGCCCCACCAGCTGGCCGCTGCCGTTGTCTTCGAGCTGCTGCCACTTGCCCAGCGCCCGGTACAAGACCCGCACCGTGCCCGGCATGGGGATGGCGGCGGAGAAGTCGAACGTCCAGTTAAAGGTGCGGGTGGCCGGGGTCACCTCCCGGCTCACGCTGATGAGGTTGCCCAGGATCCGCACCGCCGGGGTGTAGCTGGCGGTGGCCGAACCGGTAAAGCTGCCCGCATTGCGCCAGGCGTCGATCTGGCCGGTCTCGAAGTTCACGGTCAGCTTGCTGAAGTTGTTGTTGCCGCTTTGGAACTTCAACTCTCCACTGCCATTGTCCTTGAACACGCCCCCATCGATCGTGAGTTGCAGGGAGCCGCGCTTGGGCACCCGCTCCAGATAGCTGCGGGACTGGCTGCCCGCCACCAGGGCGAACTGGAGGGGGCGGGTTACGGCGTTGCCCGAGGGTTGCATGATCGCCAGATCGGTGGCGGCAGAGCGATCGGTCAGCAGGTTCTCACCATAGGCGCTCGGCACGATCGGCTTGTATACCGAGTTGACCCGCACCTGCAGATCCCCCGGCAAGGCTGGCCGCGCCAACGCAGCGACCCCGTAGTAGCGTGCCGCATCCGCCACCGTGGTGGTGAGGATGTCGGCCACCTGATTGCCGTTGGAGGTGGTCGAGCCGGTTGGATACGGGGCGCCGCCATAGAAGGTAAAGGCGAGCCGGGCCGTGATCTTGAGGGTGCAAACCCGCCGTACCAGGGTCTTGAACTCACCACCGTGCTCGTAGGTGAAGGTCTGTTCGTGGGCCTCATACTCGGCAATTTTGACGTACTGCTCATAGGCGGCCTTGGTGTCAGGGTCCACCCCACGCAGCAGCAGGGTGCCGCCCAGTTCGGGCTCGGGGGCGGAGACCTCCTGAAACGCGAGGATCATCCTCTGCCCCTTGTACTGGTCGCCGAGCAGGTACATGCGGGCACTGATGCCGGGCACCAGGTAGCTCTCGATGGCGTTCTTAACCTCTGCGCGGGTGTCGGTCGGGGTGCCAGCAAAGGCGATCATGTTGACGCGACTGTCGGCGGCATCCTTGCTCACCATGAAATGGGAGCCCAGGTACACCTCCTGGGTATCCACCGCCACCCCGCCGAAGATCTTGCGGATATTGACCCGGCCCTGGGTGCGGTCCAGGCGACTGGTGTCGGGGAACAGGTTGTTGACCTGCCCATCGATCACCAGGCGGCCGGTCGGCAACCCACCGCCGTTGTCTTCGTCCGTCAGCCTGGCCGACTCGTAGATGACGATATCTTTTGCAGTGATGGGCATGGGTTACTCCAATGTGATGAACCGTAGCGTGACTTCGTATTGAGCATCCGGATTCAGCCAAGGCTCCGCCTCGGGGCTGATGGGGGTGGCTTCAATAGGGGTAGTAGGGTGATCCCAGGTGACCTTGAACACGGTGTTCGCCAGGTTAAGCAGCAGTGGAGGTGGGTCGGTTAGAGTGGCTCGTAGAGCGTCAAGTTGCTCTCTGCTCAGCCATGCACCGTCAGAGACCAGATGGATGGCTCGCCCCCCTTTTTGAATACCGAATTGCAGCACCGGATCCCCGGTGACTGCATGTTCAAGGCTTTGCACCACCGGGGTGTGCGCAAGTTCGTTTGGCCATGACATATCATCAGGCAAATCAATGCCATTTAGCTGGATCATGTTTTGTTCAACCCCGCCTGTTCCAGGATGTTGAGCAGGTTGTTCAGACCCTTCTCATCTGCCCGAAGCTTTGCCTCCGGGGCACCGGGGAGTTGCAGGATAATGGTGACCTGTTTCTCTGCTTGCTGGGCTTGTGGGGTCGGCTGATACGCCTGCTGGGAAACTACAGGTTGGCTTGCTGCTGGCGGACTCTTTGCAACTTCCTTCTGCTGTGCCTTGTTCAGCTCGTTCTGGAGCTGCGCACGCATGGCCTCCATCTCCTTCTGGAACTTCTCGCCGTAGTATTTGCTCCACTCGCTGTAGGCGGGGATGTCCCTGACCTTCTTGCTGTAGCGAGCCAGCTCCTCTTCCACGCCCGCGAGCGTGTTGGCGAGGGCATCGGCGTTGCCGCGGAGCTGGTTGATATCCACCGTCTTGTAGAAGAAAGAGCCAGCGCCAACGGTGCGCGTGACATCCCCTCGCCCCGTACCCGACAAGGCAGAGCTGCCACCACTCGTACTGCTGATGGCGTCTTCCACATCGGCTTTGGTCTTTTTGGCCTCGTCCTGCACCCCTTTGAGGTTTTCCCTCATGGTGTCGGTCGCACTCTTCGACTTGTCTGCCGCGGTGTTGAAGCCATCACCAATCTCTGCCGCTTTCGCTTTGGTCTGGCGGATATGGTCATCCAGATAGGTAAGCCCACGTCCTTGCTCCTGTGCAGAGACCTTTCCCGCCTGCCCTACCGATAACCAGACCTTTCTCAGCTCCTCCAGCTCTTGCGCCGTGTCTGCCTTGTTGACGGCCGCCTTCATGGCGGCGGCAATATCCTGCGAGGTGGCATTCACATCGGTAGCAACAGCGCGGAAGGTGTCGATGGTCTGGCGGCCCACGGCATCAATGCCGGTATGGAGTGCTTGATAATCCACGCCCAGGCGGCGCAGCTTTTCAGACAGTACCGACTCCGTGATCTGGGCTGTGCTGATGGCACCATTTTTCATGGTGTCAAAAGCCGCCATTGACTGGACCTTCAACACCTCGAGATCCTGCAGGCTCATGTCCTGCAGACTCTTGCGCAACCCCGCATCAATCTCGGTCTGGGTGACCTTGCCCTGCTCAAGCAGCGATTCGAGCGCCAGGGTAATGTTCTGCAGGGAGGTGGGGTCCCCCATTTGCAGCCCCTTGAACATCTCGTTGATCCCGGTGCTTGTCTCCTTCCCTTTTGCCTTGAGCAAGTCGAAGTCGGCCACCAGCTTCAGCACGGCTGGTCGAGTCTTGGCATCAATGGCCTGGCCTGCCATGTCGGCTCCAGCCGCCAGATCGAGAAATCCTTGTCGCATGCTGGCCAGTGCTGCATCGGCCTGATATTGCATGGCCTCGGCTTTGAGCCCGGACGCTTCAAGCGCCTTCTGCACCTGCAACTGACCCGTCAGGTACTCGCGATGGCCCTTGAGCCGCTGCTCGTAGGCTGCCCGCTCGACGGCGGAGAGGTTGGCCACCTCCTGCGCAGTGAGGATCTGCACATTCTTGAACTCGTCAAACTGCGCCATGGTAGTCATGCCCTGGCGCTGCAGCTGGGCGAAGAAGGCGCGAGACTGCTCGGCCACCCGCAGCTCAACTTCCCCGGCCTCGCCCATCTTGGCCGCCCAGATCCCGGCGTCTTCGGCCAGCTTGGCCAAGCCCTTGCCACCCTCGTAGGCCAACGTGGCCAAGGCCGCATAGGCGGCAGCAGTACCAAGCCCGATCCGGCTGAGCATGCCGCCGGCCTTGTTCCCCTTCTTGGCCATCTCCTCCATGGACTCGCCCGCTTTCTTGGTATCCGGGGTCACGCGGGTTTTCAGAATGTCGGCGAACTTGAGTAAATCGGTGCTCCACTGCACCACCTTCATGGTTGCCCAGGCTTTGACGGCCAGCGCAATCGCACCGCGCCACTCAACCAGTCCCTCCACAAATTCGCGCAGGCCTACCACGGCCACCTTCAGACCATCCGATACTTGGCGGGCCCAGGCGGCCAGGCTACCGTCGGCGGCGGCCGCTTTGATCTGGCTGGTGACGCTCTGCAACTCACCTTTGATGAAGTCGAAAATGCCCGCATCTGCCACGGCCAGTTCGACCCGATTCAGCTCCTCAAGAAAGTTCGACCAGATCCCGCTGAAGGTCTTTGACATGGCCTCAGAGGCACCCGCCGCATCCTGTCCCATCGCCTTGATCAACAGCTCGATCTCGTTTCGGCCCAGCTTGCCTGCCGAGGCCATGGCGATGATCTCGTCAGTGGTCTTGCCCATGGCTTTCGCCAGAAGCTGAGCTGCCGGTACCGAGCGTTCGTTGAGCTGGTTCATCTCCTCCGCTTGCAGCTTGCCCTTGGTATAGGCCTGGCCAAGGGCGGTGATGACCCCTTCCAGATCCTGATACGTGCCGGCCGTCTTGGCGGTGTAATCGGCGGCGGCCTGCAGCACCCCGTTATAGGGATCCAGCCCGAAGTTCTTGGCCTTGATGAAAGCAGTCGTGATCTCATTGAGCTGGAACGGGGTCTTCTCGTTGAACTCCCGCAACCAGGCCAGCGCTTTCTCGCCACCGGCGGCGCTCCCCTCCACGCTCTTGAGCGAAACGCCCAGGCGCTCCATCTCATCGGCGGTGCGGATCATGCCGGTGGTGCGGGCAATCAGCTGATCAAAGCTGAGGTAGGCCGCTGCCGCACCAGTGATGCGGCCGATAAAGTCCCGCCAACTCCCACTCCCGCTCTGCACGCTCTGGTGCAGGCTGTCAGTGTTCTGCTCGGCCTGCTTGGCCTTCTTGCTGTATGCCTCCATCCCGGCGGCAGACGAGCGCAATTGCGTGGCCTGCCCAGCAAGCTGGCTCTTCAGATAAGCCACCTGGGTTCCGGCCTGTTGGCTGGCCGTTTCAATCCGCTTCTGCTCGCTGGCCAGCTTGCGGGTGTCGACCCCAGCCTCGGTCAGGGCGCGGCGCAGCCCATTGAGTGTGGTGTTCTGCCGCTGATACTGGCTATCGAGGGATTGCACTTCCCGGCGAGCAGCGTTGAACTCCCGAGCTTGCTGACGCAGCGCCTTCTCGCTGGCATCCAGTCCGTTCTTGAGGGCATTGGTTTGCCCCGCGCTCTCTTTGTACTGGTCCCCCAGTAGGCGAACCTGATCCCGCGCATCCTTGAGCGCCTGGCGCTGTTCCTTGGTGACGCTGGTCGCCTCGCTATTGGCCTGGCGCAGCAGGTCCACCTTGGCCTTGGCTTCCGCATGAGCGCTCGCCAGCCGCTCGGTCTCCTGCCGACTGGTACTGTAGGCAGCATTGGACGCTGTCAGTTCTTTCTTGGCATCCGCCAGTGCTTTGCCCATGCCGGTGGCCCGGGAGCGAGCATCCTCCAGCCCCTCCCCCAGATCGGCGGTGCTGCGTTTGAGGTTGGCGAACTGGGTCAGGGTGGCGTTCTGCTCACCGAGGCGCTGCAGTTCATCCCCCAGGGAACCGACCTGCTCGCTGCTCGACTCGGTCTCCCCACCCAGGGTATCCACCTCGGTGATGAGCTTGCTGATCTCGGCCAGCCCCTCAACGGCGGCACGGATCCGCAGCTGGATATCGGTGTCATTGCTGGCCATGGGGAATCCTCAGAAATGAAAAAACCCGCCGAAGCGGGTAATTGTGATGTTGGTTCGAACAGGTCTAATAACCGTGAGTTATGTTTATCCCTCGTCTATCACGTAAGGAGATAAAACATGAGCACGGAGCGCCTTGAAGCACTGATGGGGCAGTTTATCGAGCAGTTGGCTGATAAGCTCGGTGAGACCAATACCCTACTGACAGAGATTCGAGATGAGTTAACAGAAATCAAAGAGGAGTTGGACTGGCTCAATGATACCAGTGCCGTAAATCATCTTTCTGGAAAGCTCACTGAAATCAAGGAAGAACTGGACTGGCTCAATGAAACAAGCGCTGTAAGCCATCTTGCTGGCAAACTGGATAACATTGAATCTGCTGTCAGTAATGTAGAGCTGGAAACTGGGAATATCTACACTCACATGCTGACGAAGTGACAGCTGGGATAAGTGGGGCCTACACTTTGGCAGGCCCCGAATCAGCTCAAGAGAAGGCCGACAGATAAGCCTCGCTGTCGAACGCCAACCCGGCGTTGGCTCGCTTCAGCAGATCTTGTTCGCTGACCCTCGCCAACCCCACACCACATTGCACGGCACTGGTGTGCAGCCACAGATCCAGCACCCCGAAGAACCCCATCATCTGCCCTCGAAAGGATGCGAATTCCTCGCTCCATTGGTAGGCGGGTAACGCTGACATGGCCGGTCCATCCACCTGGTCATATTGGGCCATCATCGAGCTGATGATCGCCACCAGCCTTCCCTGTTGCTCACCCCTCAGGCACTTCAAATAGCTGAGTGCCAGGGCCTCACCGGTTTCATAGCCGCCGATGGCGCCCCCCACCGCCGGCACCTGCCAACACGGGGTGAGGGTGGTCTCCCGCTCGCCCGCGACGAACGGCAGCTTGTCCATGCCGTGCTTGCGTTCGCGATGCAGTTTCAGCCTGGGGGCACCGTCTTTCACATAGCCAGTGGGAACGCCGCTCATTGGACACCCCCAATGGACAGGGATTGAGCCAGCTTGGTGATCCCCTTGGGCAGAATACGCACCTGTTCGGAGACCCCTTCACTGCCATCGCCTTTCTGATAGGTGTTCAGCTTATGCTCCAGCAACCCCTGCTGTACCTTGTCCTGGTAGCCAAGCCAATGGCGGGCACCGGGGCGCTTGTAGATCCAGCGTGCGGCTTGCAGGTGGGCGGTCAACTTGCGTGGCGGCACCTGCAACACTTTCGCCGCTTCGGTCAGATTGAGCGAGCCCTCGGCGGTGGCGATCCGGTCGAATGCCTGCACCACAGGTGCCATCTCACCGACCCGCTCTTCCAGCGCCAGCACCTTTTCGCTGTAGGTCAGCAAGAGCCCACGCATGGAGGCTGGATCATTCAAGACTGTCATAGGATCCAGTGCGGGTTTCAACTTACCGGTGCGGTAATCCAGGAACACCTGATTGACCTGAAGCTGGAAAGCCGGGCTGATCCAGCCTGCGTAGGAGATCGCCAACAGCTCGTGGGCAAAGCTGCCACCGTTGCGGCCCTCAATGGAAACTATGCAGATTTGCACAGTTTGCTTTTCAACCTCAGTAACTAGTTCTTGTGCTTGCTTGGTGCGCAACCATTGGGCAGGCGCCTTGCTTGATCCAAGTCCACTGGCTCTATGAAGAGCGTTGAGGTTAAACCGTCCAGCCTCATCGGTGGCAATCTCCACACCGGCAATCACCGGCAGTTGATTGGGTACACAACCTGCGACTTCCAAAAATTGGTTAGGATGTTGTATATTCATACCGTAAGTCCCTACTTAGCAGTGCGGATTTCAATCTCGACCCGAGCTGTTGGCGCAGCTTGGGTCGAACTCTTTTTAGCCTTAAGCTTCTTTCCCTTCATTCTGATCGTATCCCTGTCTGTTCTTGCTCCATTGACTTGGTCAATCTAACTATCAGCTCAGCATTTACAGACCTGAGGTTTTTTGCAGCCTGGAGCTTCAGATACTCCAACAATTCCGGTGGAATTCTGAACTTTGACTGCTTCATTTCACTTGTCATTTTCATACCTCCCAACAAAGAACCACTTTGGTTCCATTGAAGAATAGGAACCAATGTGGTTCTATGTCAACAACATTTTCTGCGGGATTTAAAAATGGGAACTTTACAGTTCAAAGTCAGGCTTGATGAGGCTCTCCACGCATCCATAAAATCAGCCGCAGAAAAGAACAACCGCTCGGTCAATGCCGAGATAGTTCATCGTCTGCAAAACAGCTTTGAGGCTGACCATGGGGTAGTGGAGGTGCGGACCACAAGCTCATCTGGTGACCCCACATTACAACCCACATACGATGAGTTGAAAGAGGCATTGTTAGCTATTGCCAAAACCAACGCACTTGAGAACTTAGATAAAAAAATCAATGCATTAGACAAGACGCTTGAAGAAATGAGCATCAAGATAAATAGATTTTCTAAAGGTTAGAATCAGCCCGCCATTCTGCCGGGCTGAAGATGGCACCAACATCAGTTAAGGATTTCCATCCGATACGGCTCGGACTTGCCGGGCTGGGTGACCAGCGAGCCTTCCAGCTCCCCTTCCATAAACTCGCCACTCATCAGCGCCAGGGCGCCCTGTGCGGCCAGCATGGCCTGATCGATGGTGACTCGCACCCGCTGACCAGGGTTGGCCAGGTTTTCACCGTCGATCAGGAAGTAGCGCGGCTTGAGGGTCTCGGTGGTGCCGGTGTAGGTGGTACCGGTCACGGCGGCTTTGGTGTAGCTCACCTTGCAAGCAACAGCCGCTGCATCGTTCAACGCCATCACCATGTTGCCATTCACCTTGTAATCGGTGTCGAGCACCAGCGTGGTGCTGCCGCTGGCGAGTTTCACGACGATGGTGCCGGGCTTGATGTAGGCGTTGCCCAACTCGACCCATCCCTCTTTACTGAGGGTCACCGGTTCATCCACCACCGGAGCCTCGGTCTGGGTGAAGGCCGCCTGTTTGCCGGCGATGGCATCGGCCAGCAGCTGTTTGGTCATGGAGTCCCATTTCAGGGAGAGTTTGGCCGGATCCTTCGGCAGTTGAACCGAGTCCAGCGCCTGGCCGAAGGTGCTGCGCTTCTTGGAAATGCGCGACTTCTCCTCGGTGGTCGGCGGGGTGACGGTGATCTCGTTGACGTTGATGGGGCCAATTAGGGGCCCTTTCACGCCATTGTTGATTTCGGCGATGTAGACATCACCGGCCAGCAGCAGGCCTTTGTCGGTAAATGACATGCTTGGATGCTCCTATGGTATCCAGATGGTGGTGCCGGCCTAGAGGCTGGCGGTGTAGGTGAGGCTGAATTGGATGGAGGTCAGCAAGGTATCGCTGCCGATTTCTTCGGGTTCCAGATTGATGGTGCCCACCGAGATAGTGAGCAGCGTCGTGCCCGGCAGGGGGATCCCCGCCGTCGAGGGCACCAGCGCCGCCAGCACCTCGGACAGCAACTGGTCACGCCCGGCACGCCCGTCACTCGCGGGCTGGTAGAGGTCCACCTGAATGTTGCGGGTACGCTTCCACTCCCGCCCCCGGCGGTCCGGTTTACCCTCGGTCAGTTCCCGAAAATGGGCCAGCGGCAGTGGGGTATGCTGGTCGATCTGCGGGTCGCTGTCGCATACCCTGTCTTCAGGAGACAGTGAAGGCACGCTGCGCAACTTGGCCAGCAGCGCATCGATGATGACGGTCGCTTCGGTCATGTCACTCTCCTGGTGAAGGTGCTGGCAAGGTTGGCTTGCAGCTCATCGAGGAACTGCTCGGTGATGATGTCGTTCCACCAGCCCCGCAGGCCCACACCACCCGCCATCACCAGCCGAGGCTTACCGGCTTTCGCATAGCGGATCATCGGGCGTCGCTTCTTACCGTAGGGGTTGATAAAGCCGTAGACCTGCACTCGCTTGCCGCCCCGCAGAACCCAGACGCTGGCCCGGGTGCCGGTACCATCTGTACGCTGACTGGCAAATTTGACTCGGCTGAACGGGATCTTCTTCAGGTCCAGGCTGATAGTGGCAACGTCGTTGCTGGCGTTCGCCTTGTCGAGCCGGATCCGCGCCCTGACCGAGGCTGTATTGAAACCATCCGCTGAGATCCGGTTCACGATGTCACCACGGGTGTTGGAAGCCACTTCATTGACCACGGCCACCAGCTGCTTGCGGATCGTGGGAGGGAGCGCCTTGAATGCATCAATACTCTCGCTCAGGCCGGTGACGTTGATCGCCCTGGCCCTGCGCTTGCGGCTAAGTCCGCCCGGCATCAGACCACCATCACTCGGAGCGTGGTGCCGTTGTCACTGCCCTCAATCAGCCCATCGATACGATATTGCCGTCCCCGCAAGGTGATCTGGTCACCCTGTCGTGCAAAGGGGGGGACGAGTTCAGGCAGGATCAGGTCTATCTGGTGTCGCGGTTCGCTGCGGGCCCCCACCATCACGTTCTCAGCCGCCAAGAAGGCGGTGACCGGATAAGGATCCCCCTGCTTCGGGGTGTAGGTCGCTGGCTCGCCGGAGAGCTTGCGGGCCGAGATCTGCAAGGCGCCAGGCTCGCTGGCGGTGTCTTCGATCAAGTACCAGCAGGCATTTCCCTTCAGCAACTGCCCGGGCAGGATATCGCCCCGAGCCCGCACCGTGATCAAAGTCGAACCGGTTGCATAGATACTGGCCTGGGCCTCGCGACCTGCCGCCTTCGGGTCAATGATCTTCGCCCACAGTTTGCCAAGCTGCGGCCATTCTGGGGGCGTGCCGGTTGCGGCGCCAAAGCGCGTCAGCCGGGTGTCGAGTTCGCCACTTTTAAGCATGCGTCCCCCTAGCCCACCACGATGTCACGGTAGGGGTGGATCAGCGAGTCATACGCCAGCGGCAGAGTCGTGGCAATGGTGCCCGTCACCACGGCCTCCCGGTTGGTGTACCAATGACCGATCAGTAGCAAGGCCGCCAGCTTGAGCGCAGGAGTGAGGGGCTGTCCCTCCTCCCCTGCTGCCACCAGCGGCTTGTTGATGTCGGACTGGATGTGGCTGATCGCCGCTTCAATCAAACCGGTCAGAAGCGCATCTTCGTCGGTCATCTCCGGTTCGATTCGGCACTGAGCCTTGGCTTCAACCACGGTGATCAGCAACATGTTTACTCCTCACCCTCGGCTGCGGTGTAGGCCTCAGCCACGCCACCGTCGATCAAGGCCTGCGCCTTGGCTGCGTCAAATCCGGTGATGTCGCCGGGGCTGTAGTTCTTGAAGGGGCGGATCACCTTGATAAGCATTACGGTGGGTTCGCTCCCCGCCTTGTCTGGTTTGGCCATGATGGCTCTCCTGAACGGTCTTGATAGGGAAATGGAAGGGGCCGCGAAGCAGCCCCATGGCAGGGTTTACCAGGTAACGGCAGTCCCCAGCACCAGCCCCTCTACGTGACGGAAGCCCACGTCGTGGTTACCGACCAGACGGATCAGGGACTGGTTGCGGGCAAAGGAGCTGACCAGCTCGCCGGCAGCATCCACATAGGTGGCTTCGCGGCTGAAGTCGATGGTCATGTTGTCCTGCTCGCCGATCACCACGTCGTTCCAGTCGGCGAAGTAGATCTCGGTCTGGTTGGTACCCGCGCCGAGGTTCACCGGGATGGTGTTGGTATGGGCAACCGGGTAGCCCTTCAGCAGGCCTTGGGCCATTTCCGGATAGACCTTATTACCGTTGCCATCGCGCAGGCCAAACAGCTTCATCCAGGAGCGCGGGCTCATGCCCCAACCCGGGTTGATCATCATGGAGTCGGAGCTCATCAGTTTCAGGATGAGCAAGTCGAGGTAAGCATCGATGGTGTCCAGATCCGCCGTGCCGGTCCAGGCAACAGTACGGCCCGCGTCGGTGGCCACTTTCTTGAAGCCGATCGGAGTATTGTTGCTGCCGTCATCGCGCAGGAACGCCTTGTCTTCACGACCGCCCATGGCCGCGAGCATGTCACCCAGCACCAGCTGTTCGACGTTGTACCCGGCACGCCCGATCAGCTGGTTGCTAATCGGCACCAGGGTGATCATGGTCTTGGCGGCCAGCTTCACGTCATCGAAGCTGCCACCGGTAGCCTTGGCATCAACTCCTTCCCCCACGTAGCTGGAGGTGGCCCCACCGGACATGCGCGGCATGCTCAGATTGCCGTTGGGCAGCGGCACCGGCCGGGCCCCGAGTTTGCGAACGATGGTGCGGGGGCGCAGCAACTCGATCACCTCGGAGTGCAGGTTCTCAGGGATGAGAGCACCGCCGGAACCAGCCGCGGTGCTGATAGCCATGGCAATCCCGGCATCACCGATCTCGTTGGCGGCAAACTGCTCTGCCAGCTTCATGTCCCCCTCACCTGCAGCAACGGCCATGGCGAGACGAGCCATACCAGCGCCGGGGTACTGCTTCAGCTCCTGCTTCACATGAACGGCAGGCGAGCCAATCATTGATGCAGAGGCCGTGACTGGCACTGCCTGCTGAGCGGCCAGCCGCTCTGCAGTTTCCAGACGGGTGATCTGGGCACTGATTTCCGCGACTTTGCTCTCGAGTGAAGTGAACTCGGCCAACTGCTCAGCACTCAGAGTCCCGCCCTGCTTTTCGATATCAGCCAGGGCGGTGATCTGGGCGACGATTTCGCCACGCTCGCGGCGGAGGGTTTCGATAGTTTTCATCGAGTGGTTTCCTTTGGGTATAAAAAAAGCCCCGAAAGGGGCTTATTGGTATGGGCTCCGCCGCAGGGCTAGAGCTGGTAGCTGAACTTGATAGCTTAGGCTTACTAGATGATTAAATCGGGCACAGGGTTTATGCTGGTCAGCCCCGGATGGTGATATCGATTTGGTCGACTCGGACCCCGAACTTCAATGCCAAACCTTGCTTTGCTTCATCAATGGATAGAGGAATTGATGTTGCAACAATTGGTGATGGGAGCTCATCTATCATTGCGGCCTCGTAGTCATCACCAGGCATCCTTGTCATTTCTGGCTCTTGGTCACCAAAATTCAACTTGAAACGAGTGCCCAACCGACACCAGTTTAGGTTCTCGAAGTCTTCAACTGAGTGAATGCCAAAATCTGACAGCTTGGTGTAAGCAACAGGGTTCCTATTTCCATCCCATGAGTTAGGGACATTTAGGTCGGCATATTCTGATATTTTTATAATTGCTCGGTCTGAAGCATCAGCTTCCATCGATTTCTCTACTGAGCTGATCTTTCCTATAAGAAATGCAGTCTGGTGCTCAGCTGATGCTTGACCCCAGGTTTGGTTGCGATTTTGGACGCAAACCAGATACCTGTGTTTTGATGCCTTTGACATGTCAATTCGCCATGCCTGGCTACCTCCTTCACTAAGTATCCTGTCCTTACCGCGACATGTGTAAACCACTACGCACTCTATATTCCCTATGTCGTTAGCTTTCATCGTTATCCACTCCATGTAAGTACCAAATCAAGCAAGCTTTTTAGCCATGCTCACACGTACTCAGCATACATGAGATTCAGTAGTGATCAAGTAGATATGGCGTAGAGATTTTCTAGTTATTGCATAGTGTTTATCTAGTGTTTGGATTTTTGTTCAATTTTAAAGCTGACCTTGCAATTCGATGGCTTTGGCCCGCAGGCCGACGGTCTGCTGGGGCTTGCCCTGGTTGGCCACGCTGGCGGCGAGGGCGTTGAGATAATCCTGGGGATTGGCCAGCTCGTCGGCCAGGCCATTGGCCACGGCTTCACTGCCGCTGAAGAGGGCTGCCTCGGTGGCCTTCACTTCCTCTACCGGCAGGTCGCGATAGCGGGCGACGGAGCTCACGAACAACTCGTAGGCCTGATCCATCCGGTGATCGATGGCGGCCATCGCCCCCTCGGAAAGGGGCTCGTGTGGGGTGCCGTCTTTCTTGCGCTCGCCGCGGTAGAAGGTGGTGAAGGTGAGACCCACTTCCTGCTCCCACTTGCTCACTTCCATGTGCTCCATGATGACACCCACCGAGCCGCAGCCGCCGGTCTCGCTCACCACCACCCTGGTGCAAGCGGCAGCGATGAAGTAGGCGGCCGAGTAGGCGGCAAAGTTGACCAGGGCGGTGATCGGTTTGACGCTGCGCTTAGAATAGATGTATTCCGCCAGCTCCTTGCAGCCCACCGCCATGCCCCCGCCGGAGTTGATGTCGAGCACGATCTCCTTGACCCGCTCGTCGGCCAGCGCAGTGGCGATCTGCATCCTCACCCACTCGTAACTGGTCAGCTCGGTGCAGGTGGCATCAATGTGACCACGCCGCGCCATCAGGATGCCGTGTACTGGGATCACCGCCAGACCGCCGATGCGGTTCTTGAACTCGCCCCTGGTCTCCAGCGGCGCAGGCTCGAACCCGTCCGGCAACTCGTCGGCAGCCATGATGTCTCGCTGGTTACCCAGCATTCGTGGCAGTAACAGGCTCTTCACCCCGGCCAGAACATCCTGGGTGGCATAGAGGGGTTGGCCAAACGCCATGCTGGCCAGATGGGGGTAATTGATCAGCTTTGGCATAGGATGGCCTCGATCTCGTTGAGTTGTTCGGCACTGGCTTTGGTAATGCCTGGCGGAAGGGAGCCAGTGCTCACCATGTTGAGCGGGGTCAGGTAGATATCTCCACCTGCTACCGGCGGCAGGTTCTCCAACCGGCGGATATCGTTGACACTGAGCCAGCCCCATTGGCGGCCGAGGGCATACGCCTCGTAGCGGGACTTCTGATCTGCCCGCAGCAACCCGGAGACGTTGAACTCGATGTAAAGGTTCTTGCGCTCAGCCGGCAACAACAGGTCGCGCATCATCGCGCCTTCGATCCGCTTGACCCAGGCCAGCAGGGTGTAGATGACAAACTGCAACCCCTGGTGCTCGATGTTGTTGTTGGTCGCCCGCTCCAGTTCCCCGATCATGTGCGGCGGCACCTTGTAGAGCCGGCAGATCTCGTTGGCGCCATACTTGCGGGACTCCAGCAGCTGCGCCTGCTCGTTGTTCATGGCGAGCTGCTTGTACTGCATCCCCTCCTGCAGTAATGCGACCGAGAAGGCGTTGCGCAGCCCTGAGTGGCGTTCAACAAACTTGCCGAGGAACGCATCCACCTTGGCCTGTGAGTCGAACTTGGCGCCATCCTTCGGGCTCTCGATGACGCCCGAGATAGTCGTGCCATTGGCAAACACCCTTCCCGCATGCTCATCCACCGCCATGGCGAGACCGATGGTGTCCGGGTTGGTCTGGATCGGTGACAGCCCCAGGTAGCCGTCAAGACTAAACGCCTTGACGTGGTGCACCATCCGCATCGGCAGGATCTGGTTGCTGCCATCCAGCAACTGGTAGTAGGGCAACCCATCCGGTCCCTTGAGCACTGCTACCTTGTCAGGGTTGATGGGAATGAGTTCGGTGATGTAACCACGCCCATCCCGGTCGATCAGGCTGTAGCTGTTACCCCGCAGACCCAGGTGGCCCATGCGTTGTTCGTTGTACTCGAACGCCGTGTCTTTCTGGTTCGGCTGGTTGTGGATCAGGTCGTAGAGGGGGTGGTCGGTGGCACGAAGCCGCTTGTCATCGTCACGGCGGTAGAGCTCGCAAGGGAGCTGGGCCACCGACTCCGCCAGCAGGGTGACACAGGCACGCACTACTCCTTGTGCCAAGGCAGTCTCCGGCGTCACCAGCACCCCAGCCTTGGTCGTCTTACCGGCCATGCTGCTGATCCACTGACTGAAGTTGCCGCCCTTGCGCCCGCTGCCGAACATCATTGGCAGAAACATCAGCTATCCCCCTTATTGCGTTTGGCAAACTCGGCGGCCGCCACTGCCCGGCTCATCAGAAATGACCAGGCTAGACAGAGCAGGCCACCGACCACCCAGCCCAGGGGCGGTGAGTAGAGACTGGCGCCATAGGCCAGTGCCGCAGCCCCCAGCAGACCCACGATGAAAATTGAAAGTTGTGTCAGCATAAAACGTCCGAGGTTTCGTAGATGGAGCGCTCATCTTCACGGCCCGGCACCATGGCCCGACCGATGGCCATCATCAGCGCGACCGCACCGTCTATCTTCTGATCGGCGCTCTCCTTGACCGGGCGCACCATGTCATCGTTACCGGGCAGATGCTTGCCTATCACGTTGCCAATGCACCAGGTCATCAAGCTGTTGCCGTCGTGGTGGAAGCGGCCTGCCGTGATGGCCGCTTCCAGCTCCTTCATGGCGCCGGACATGTTCTGATAGTTCTGGGTGATGGTGATGGGGGTCATCCCTTCGTCTGCCAATGAATGCGAAAGGGCGATGGCGCCCGCCGGGTCGAGCGGGGTTTCCAGCACCTTGTTGTCGAGGTTGGCCTCTTTGGCCTCTTCGAAGATCTCTCGGTAGTCGATCTCTGCGCCATCGGTGGTGCAGAGTTCACCCAGGTTGACCCACTTCTGGTATCGCTCCGCCAGACGCCGGTTGTCGTTATCGAACACGGTATCTTCCGGCACCCAGAATCGGGGGGCCACGGAGTAGTAGTGGCGCTTGCCGTCGATATCGCGCCAGAACAGGCGGGCCATGGAGTTCATGTCGAGCTTGCGGGCCAGGTCGAAGCCGAGAATGCACTCGTCACCGGCAAACTGCTCCAGGGTGAGGCTCTTGTCCTCACAGGCCGCCCAGCGCTGCATGTTGTAGAACGCCGTCTTGGCCGAGACCCAGACGTTGAGGTGTTTGGTCTTGAAGATGTTGGCAAAGCGGGCCGACTTGATTGCCTTGGCCTGCTGCGCCAGCAGGTGATCTGAGTAGACCGAGATCCCCATATTGGGGTTGGCCTTGGCCAGCACCGCGGGATCTGCCCAGTCATCACCTTCGTCGATGGTGTAGATGATCCCGAACAGCTCATCGTCCGGCACCGTGCCGGCCAGCATCTCGATCACCTCCCGCCGCTTGTCGTAACAGGGCCCGTCGATGTTGTAGCCCGCGGTGGTGATGATCCACATCAGGGGCTGCTTGCGGGCCCCCATACCGGTGATCATGGTGGTATAGAGATCGTCGCTGTCGTGCTCGTGGTATTCGTCCACGATGGCGCAGGATGGTGACTGGCCGTCACCAGGGTTGCCGATCAGCGGCTCGAAACGGGCGCCGTCAGCAGGGATGTTCATGTTGCTGGCGTTGACCTCGATGCCGTAATGATCGAGCAGCGCCGGGGTACGCTTGGCCATCAGGCGGGCCGGGCGGAATACCTCCCACGCCTGTTTCTCTGTCGTGGCGCCGGAGTAAACCTCGGCGCCAAATTCGTTATCCGCCGCGAAGCAGTAGAGGCCAACCGGGGCGGAGAGCGCCGACTTACCGTTCTTGCGGGGGATCTCGTTGTAAACCTCGCGAAAGCGCCGCAGGCCGCTTCCTTTGCGCACCCAGCCAAACACGCAGCAGATGATGAACAGCTGCCACGGCTCAAGGTTCAGGGTCTGGCGCTTGAAGGCCCACTCCCCCTTGGTGTGGGGCATGAGCTGGACGAACTTGGCGGCCCGCTCGGCTTTGTCCTTGTCGAAGCGGTAGCGAAACTTGGCCGACTTCTCCTTGGCCAGATCATCGAGATGACGCTGGCATGCCTGGATCACATAGCGGCAGGCAGGGATCTTGCCGCGCACTATGTCGCGGGCGTAGCCATTGGCCACGTTGACGTAGGGATAGCTTTTGCGTGCGGCCATGGTCTATCCCTACAAAGCAGCGAACGGGTTGCCGCCTCCCTTCTTCTTGCTGCCGCCGATCAAGCGCGAGCGGCTGGAAGGGTCCAACCCGAGCATGGCCCCGTATGTGGTCATTTGCTTGAGTGATTCGTTGGCTACGGTACAGGCCGGATTCTTGACTGGACCACCAGTGGCCCCTTCAACCACCAGGCCGTGCTTGGTGATCTCAATCTCGGCTCTGCGCCAGCGGGAGTAAGCGGCGCAGAACGCCTCCAGGTTGTGCAGATCGGTGATGCACAGCACCTCGGCGGCGCACAGTTCTTTGATGACCATATCCCACAGCGTGGGGGCCCATGGATCCTCTGCCAGCCACTCAGGGCAGGCGACCCCGATGAGAGGGGTGAAGGTGGGTTCGTCTTTATTCAGTGCCCGCTTGCCGGCATTGCCCCCCAGGCGCTTCAGTGCGGTCGGCTTGGGCTTTCTGCCGCGCCCGGGCACGGCAGCTGCACCGGCCATCGCGCCCTCCATTTAAATTTTTAATTTCGCGGGTATAAAAATTTCGCGGGGCGGAGCAGTGGTGAGGTCGAAAAGCTGGGAGGATTTGATCCCCCCTACCCCCTCCCCAGCCCCGCCCGGCGGGCTGCCAGCGCCTCTGCCCGCGTCTTGGTGGCGTGGCAAGGGTCGCAGATGCTCTGCAAGTTATCGTCATCATCGGTGCCGCCAGCGGCCTTGTTGACGATGTGATCGACCTGAGTCGCTGGTGTCACGATGCCCAAGGCAAGGCACACCTGGCACAGGTACTTGTCCCTCTCCAGTATCCGCTTGCGTCGCTTGCGCCACGCCCAGTCATAGCCGCGATCATCGGCGCTGACCTTGGCCACCGTCTTCCACCCATCGAGCAGATGTATATGGGCTGGGCAGTAGCCATGCCGCTCGGTGGTCAACTGATGACAGGTGCGCTCTCTGCACACCTTGGGAACTCGTAGAGGCATGGCTGCTACCTGGTTGGTGCCGCACCGGCACACATTAACGCGGGACGACCCGCCAGATGGGAGAGTGACCCGGTGCGGCGATTCGGTTACTGATGGGAAATTAGGGAGTGGTAGGCTCTTTCGCAGGCCAGACCGGAGGCTCGAGCTCGATCATAAGCTCTTGCCAACTCTCCCGCTCGCGCATCAGCCCGGCTGAGCAGGTCGGCGAGCACCACGGCGGGCTGTCTGGCTGTTTCGCCTGGCTGGGCAGCGCCGGTATGGCTGGCGCACTGATTTGCTCGTGCAGCCAAGCGGCGGGCTTGCTCGTGCAACCCAACAGCAACAGCACTGGCAGCAGCAGCGTCACTCTCAGCCCGGGCAATCTCTTGTTCTGCATCCTGTCTCACCTTCTCTATGTCCGCTTGGCGACGCTGCTCAGCCTCTCGCGCAGCGGTTACCGCATCCGCTCGTGCAGTGGCCAGCTCGGCCGCCTGTTTGTTCCACTTCTCTGACCACTCAAGCCCCTTGTCATGAGCTCCGGAGCTGTAGCCTGAGTGGTGAATCCACCACGCCAGCAGCGCTACCGCGGTCAGGCGAGCGAAGAACCACACCACGGGATGCGCATCGAGGAACTGCCTGACGGGGTTCATGCTGCAGCCACCCCATTTTTGATGGCCGCAGCGGCATCCATGCCCCTGAACAGACATTCCTCTGCGACACGCCGGCGGGTCAGCCCGCGCATCACCTTGCCATCGTTCTTGTTCCACTTCCGAAACTCACGGGCTGCACCATCGTAATCACCGGCGTTCAGCTTGCGCAGCAGCGTGGAATCTCCCAACCCTTCCGGGATGGTGTCGGCATCGATATCAGAACCGACGTTGTAGGCGAACGACACCAGCGCATCGAACTGGCCTTGAGTCAGTGGAACCTTGACCAGCGACAACACATCTCGCTCAAAGCGGCGGAGGTCATCAACGAACGCGCTGTCAGCCTGTTGCTGCGACCACTCCAGCCCGGGCTTCACCTCTGGCCCTGTGTGCCCCCACCCGATAGTCCACGGCTCCCCATTTTTACTGCCAGGGTCTGGGTAGGCCCTCAACTTGCAGGTCTCGAAGTAGTGCATAAGGCTGATGCCGTGCGGTGATGTGCGCTCAACTCGGACCATTGCCAAACCTCCTATCCAGCACGCGACCGGCAAACTCGCGGATCTTCTCGACCCCGAGGAACCCGATCGAACCGCCGACAAACCCGGATGCGGTGGCCGCGATACCGAACAGCTCCATCCCAGACATCACTGAGAGGGAAATGGCGCCACACAGCAGCGACTCGAGCAGTCGCTGTCGAACGCCTCCGCCGGAGTACGTCACCCGCAGCCAGGAGATCACCACGGACAGAATGAAGCCATACAGTGCAGGCCAGTGAGTGTCGGCCCACGCCAACAGCCAGGCCAACAGACCAAGGTCTTTATCAGGCATTTTCATACCCACCACCCCGCAGGGCCTCAGAAATGAAAAAACCCCGGCAAAGCCGAGGTTTGGGAAGGGAAATAAAAAAGGACTGAACCCTTTCGGGTGCAGTCCTCCATCATTGGGAATCAGCCTACACAAAACTGCAGTGCGAGTAAATACCTCTCACACGACTAATTTACCCTTGTGACAGGTAATTGAGCCCACCACAGATCAAACGCTGGCGCCCCAGACATTGCCTCTGGATCCCCCTCTGCAGCCGCAGCATAGATGTCCCGGTAGGTACTGCGGTGAACCTGCGTCTGCATGGGGAGCAACAGGGCCTCATCACTCCCAACATCCTTCACAACCATGCCAGTTTCCGTAAAAATCTGAGAGCACACCGTTGCCGTTCGCTTCTGCACGAACCCCTGTCCACCGAATGCGGTCAGACACATGCCGAAATCATTCATGTCCTTGTACTGGATGACCGCTATGGCCAGCAATGGCAGCACCGCCGCGAGGTAGAGCAGGTAAATCGACTTGAACCACGACATCATAATTGAATCTCCACTGACACTGGAATTGATGGGTTCAGCATTACAGCCAACTGGTGCAACCCCTTTACTTCAACCAGGGCTGCGCTCACATCGTGCCCGGATTGGCTCATGAGTCTCAATGCAGCCAAGGCCGATGATTCCCCCTGCTGTAACATGCCCGCCCTCATCTCGACGATTAATCGCTCACCATCCGTGGCCGTAAAGGCCTTTCGTGCACCACAAGTCATGCTCACCACAATGAAGGAAATCTCAACGGTAGTAGGAAAGCTATTTGGATAATCAAAGGTTAACGAGATAATGGAGCATTAAATTTTTCAATCTTTATGATTTTTTGAGAACATAGCATTTTGTTTATCTAGCCACGGAATAAAAACATAAAGCCAACCTTAAATTTCACAGCATTAATTAGCTAAAAAAATGGCCAGCTAATAGCTGGCCATTTTAATATGATAAACATATAAGTGAAAACTATTCACTTTCTTGCCTTCCCTTTGCTTTCTTATCATTAAATAACTTTTGGAAATTTATTGTAGGTAGCATCATGGGTTCATACCCTGACATCAAAAGCATATTTGAAAGATATGCTCGCAAAAAAGGATATGCTATTGCTGGAGAGTTCACAAAAACAAACTGAGACTCTTTAAATTCATCCGAAATAATTGCATCAGTAACAAAGTGAGCCCGATATCCCATGTTGAGCTCAATGCCTTCCCTATGCTTCAATGTTATATTGAATATGATGTCGTATGACTTATCATTGTCATCAAAAAATTCTGGTGTAAACCCAAAGGACAACTCACCATTGTTACCTTCAGAATCATCAGATTCATCGAGCCAATGAGTTCTTTCAAGTTTAAAAAAATCCAGCACACTTTCTTTTATTTGAATATTCATCACTATGCTGCCAAAGAATAACTTTCATCATTAGATGCCACATCACCGCCACAAACTCTATCGAATTCGGATGATATGTTTACTGATAAATGGCCGTATGTGAAGATAACAGAATCTGACATCATGTTACCCGCGAATTCAATATCGATATAATTTGCAAACTCAATATGAGATTCAAAAGATATAGCGTCGAATTGCGCCAAATAGCAGTCTGACGAGTAACTTAGAAACTCATCTACTGTGGGCCCCACATTGGCATATTCTGCGATAGCGTTGTACTCACTCAGGAAAACGTCATCGTCAACACTATCCAACCATGCCATAGCAAGAGCTAGTGATTGTTCATGAACGTTCATAATAGCAACCTCACACGTGGAAACTCAAAAAATTAAGTAAAATAATAAACTTCTTTATGGCTAATATTTTCTTTAGCTTCTTCGAATAGACATAACTGCAGTCTAGGTATTAAAGGCAAACATTCATCGTTTGCCGGCGTGAATTTTATTTTCTTTCGTTTATCTGCTTTACTTCCGGGCACATCACCAGCTTTAATTGCCTGATAAGGAAATATTGATGGCTGTTTCTTTTCTTCTTTTCTGAAATGCTCAATGACAGTGCTTACTGTAGGAACAACATCGGGATTGGTACGCTTTAGTTTTTTTACATAGAGCTGGATAAGTTTATTGAAATAAAGACTATGAGATACGTTACCAGCCAAATCTAAAAGCATATCTGATTGGAAAGACAATGTGCATTTCAGTATTGCATAGTTATTTTCATATGAAACCCGACCCCATATATGTGCAAAGTGCGGGTCGTCTGTCCAGAAATAGTATCCCTGCGTAAGCCACTGCCATTTCCCTGGTTCATTCTTACCACTTAAAAACGGCCCTACATTGCTAACGTGATCTCTACCACCGTCAGTCTTACAAGTATGGTAACAGTGCATTTATTTAGACACCCGAGCAAATTTGTTGTTAGCAGAACAGATAAAGGCACAACAACATAATATTATTTTATGTTCATAAAAAATCAAACCAACGAATAACGCTCTTAGCAATTCAAATATTGCACATATTCAAAGGCTAAAATTAGTTACCATTATTTTAATTTTTTAATTGTACAAAAAGAGAGGTCAATATAGATAATGCTACGCTGAAGAACGCACTAGATGTGGCTGGGGGGGGCACACAAAAACCACACCAAGTCAAGGAGAAAACCATGTAAAATCGCTACCGCCCCTGAATTTCAGCCTCCAGTCTGCTGCTTTTTACCAAGATTTTTTGCGCTCGCATGAAGCACCATTTGATGCCTTCCTTGCTATAGGCTTGTGCTCACTGTACCTAGCATAACAGTCGCACACATTATTTAAAAGATATGAGCATCAAAAGAATACCATCCAGAAACCACAAATCAATCCCGAACGAGCCCCTTTGATGACTAAGATACGTTCAACTGTGACGTAGTCATCGTAGGTACCCGACATGCAGGCAGGCCTGTCATCAAGACTGTTTAGTTATCACATCTAGCATTTTTTATGACTCTCCTCTTACCCTACCAGCCCCTTCTCTAGAACCTTACTACCTCTCTACTGCTGTGACATTGGTATTCCCATCAACCGCTCAACATGCTGCTGTACCAGGTAAGCTCGCGCCAGTTCAGGGTCCTTGCACCCCAGCCAGGTGTCGTAGTCATCCGGTGACACGATGACCAGGCTCCGCTTCTCATCCCCTGGTTTGTGCATTCGCCGCAGCAGCGGGTGCGTGTCGGCATTGATGGTGAGCTGGGAGAAACTGAAGGTGTAGCCCTGCTCCTCCTGCCATGCCCGCCAGATGCCGGCCACCGCGAAGGGCATGCCGTCGGCCATGCTGATCCGCCAGCGCTCGGCCTTGCCGCTCTCGTAACAGGGTTCGAAGAAACCGGTCATAGGCACCAAGCAGAGATGCCCCTGCTGCCAAGCGTGGCGGTAGGTCGGCTTTTCACCCACCGTCTCGGCCCTGGCGTTCATCGTGGTGTAGTGCTTGTTGCCAGGCTGCACCTTTCTCTTCGGCACCATCCCATAGCTGGCGATCAGCGCCTGCCGCCGTCCGTCTCGCTGGATCAGGATCGGGGCCTGGTAGTCCTGCCACACCTCCTCCTTCCAGTCGTACCCGGGGTCATCAACCCCGAAGTATTCCACCAGCTCCGCCTTGGTGGTCGGGATGTAGTTGATGCACATGCACAGCCCCTCCGTCGGATGAGAGCCCAGACTCACCGAGCCGGTTTCTACCAAGCATAATTCGACGCGGCACAGCCCGCACTGCCAAGACCCGATTGCCGACCAGTGATCTTTCCGGATCCCTCGGATAAAATAACTGTATGTTCATACAGTGATAATTGCCATGATCCCCCACGCCACCGATGCACCTATCATAGAGCTCCCTCTGTTCCTCACCCCTGCCGCCTGTGGGTTTCCCTCCCCGGCTCAGGACTATGTGGAACAGACCATCGACCTCAACCAACACTGTGTCCCCCACCCGGCGGCCACCTTCTATGTGCGGGCCAGCGGACACAGCATGATCGGAGAAGGCATCAACGACGGCGATATGCTGATCATCGACCGCGCCATCACGGCTCGCCACGGCGACATCGTGCTCGCCTGCCTGGATGGCGAGTTCACCGTCAAGATCTTGCAGTCCGACCCACCGGCGCTACTACCGGCCAACCCGAACTTCTCACCCATCATTCTGCAAGAAGGGCAGGAACTGGATATCTTCGGCGTTGTCACTTTCGTCCTGCACAAAACCCGGCGAGGGTAGCCATGCCAACCGCCATTGCCCTGGTCGACGTGAACAACTTCTATGCCTCCTGTGAGCGGCTGTTTCGCCCCGACCTCAAGGGGGTGCCGATCGTCGTGCTCTCCAACAACGATGGCTGTGTCGTGGCCAGATCGGCAGAGGCCAAACGGTTGGGGGTCGAGATGGGGGTGCCCTACTTCCAGATCCGCGAGCTCTATGAGGAGCAGGGCGGTATCTGGTTCAGCTCCAACTACGCCCTCTACGGCGACATGTCGAACCGGGTGATGACCACCCTGGAGAGCATGGCCCCAACCGTCGAGGTCTACAGCATTGATGAAGCGTTCGTCGAGCTCGGGGAATCGTGGGCTGGCGACCTGCTGGACTATGGCCGCCAGATCCGCGAGCGGGTGCAGCAGTGGACCGGTCTCACCGTCGGGGTGGGCATTGCGCCGACAAAGACCCTTGCCAAGCTGGCGAACTACGCCGCCAAGCGCTGGCCTGCCACCGGCGGTGTAGTGGATCTGCGTGATGAGGGGCGCCGCGCCAAGCTGATGACCATCACCCCGGTTGAGGAAGTCTGGGGGATCGGACGCAAGCTGACCGCCAAACTCAACAAACAGGGCATCAACTCAGTGGCAGACCTGGTGGCAGCCGACCCCAAGAGCCTGCGCCGACAGTATGGGATTGTCGTCGAGCGAACGGTGCAGGAGCTGCGGGGGATCCCCTGTGCCGAGCTGGAGCCGATGGCCCAGGCCAAACAACAGGTCATCTGCAGCCGGAGCTTTGGTGAACGCATCACCGCATTTGTCCCCATGCGGGAGGCGCTGGCCGGCTACATGGAGCGGGCCGCCGAGAAGCTGCGTGCAGAGGGGCAACGGTGCCGCCACATCACCCTCTTTATAAGGAGCAGCCCCTTCTCGGAGCGGGAGACCTACTACAGCAATCAGATATCGGCCAAGCTGCAGACAGCCACCTCAGACACCCGAGATCTACTTGCTCTGGTTGAACCGCTGCTGCGCCGTATCTGGCGGGATGATGTCCGCTATATGAAGGGGGGCGTCATGCTGGCTGACTTCAGCCCGGCCAGCATGCACCAGGGAGACCTGTTCGCTGACCGGCAGCAGGATCCACGCAGCGAGGCACTGATGAAGGTGATTGACCAGATCAATCAGGGAAGGTTGGGGAAGGTCTACTTTGCCGCCAGGGGGCGTGACACCAGCGAGTGGATGATGAAACGGGAGCATCTCAGCCCCCGCTATACTACCAACATCAATGAGTTACCTTCTGCAGTTACATGATCAAGGACTACAGATTCAAAGTCACAGTGATGAACTTATACTTGCGGCTCAGAGATACCACTGCTGCTGCATGTACTTGAGAACTTCATCTTTGACATTGAAACAATAGAAATTGTTGGTAGACGCATTTATAACCATGAGCGAGTCATTTTGGTCCATCTTGGCTCGAATCATCTTGGCTACAGCCTCATGATCTAGAGCTGAGTTTACATACCAGAGAGACTTATGGACATGCGCCCAAGACCCAAGTGACTTAATGGCACCTATCACCGCATCATAGTTTTGACCAGGTGTGATCAGATCATAAGAAATAAACAAATTGTTTGCCATGTAACCTCCTTGCCACGGAAAGAGATCCTCATGTGAGAACCTTCATCTCTGATGTTACGACAACCACCACCAAAGCACAGAGACTCAGGTCACGCTACAAATTTACCTATGTTGCATGAATGAAATGTTTTTGTATCTCCCACGCTGCTTATAGTGAGTTACTGCTTTACCGCGGAACAGGCATGAACTTATGCAATTTGATCAACTGATGGTAAGCCTGCTCTGATTTTGAAACTGATGGCGCCTTCTTCAACTTGGGAGCCGGCTCTGGGTGAATACAGAGTACCTTGATGAAAATCCGCTTGTGGACTTTCTTCTCCTCTTTTAGCCCTCTCCGAACTTCAGCTACCAGCTCGACACATTTCATCGAGCGTAAGTAGATCATGACTTCGCCAGCCTGACCATTGGGTATCTCAAGCACCTCGACGACGTCATACAAGTCGAAGAAATCACCGTGCAGTAGCCCCCACCCCGCCATCCTCAGAGCTGGCGTTCTCAATTTGCTATCCATGGGTGGTTGCTGTTCCTCTTATTTGTCGGCTGGGTTTTCAGTCCACCATTCAACTTCTTCACCAGTATCAAATTGCGCTGGCCTTTGCCAAACGCCCCCACTGTCCCCGTGCATGTATGCCAAGGTGTAGGCCTTTCCGTAGTTTGTCACCACAACAACTTCTCGCGTCCATTTGTGGCTCTGGCCTTCTGGCGGTGTGGTGGCTGGGTTCCACATGTTGTTTCCTCGATCAACTAGGCTTGACTGTACTGGCATTCAGTGGCCAAAACAAAGCGGCCATCGTCCAGTTGAAAAATTGTTTTCCCTGGCTCATCTGCATCGTCTCTGACGCAAACTCCGGGGACGACATGATCGGTTTCATAGTGAAATGCCACCACAACACGTTTCCCCAAAAGGCTTCCCTGCTGCGGGAAACTATCGTGCTTGATGTTGGCTACAACGCCCATGATGTTCTCCTTTTGCCTCTAACTATTTGCCTCATATTCGGCTCGCCTTCTCCAGCTCGATTTGGCTTCTGATTCTGAACGGCCTTTGCCGGTGATCTGGCGGCCCCTGAACAGACCGACCACATGAACTGATGAGCCTTTACTTTGAACCGACACGGTTACCAATTCGCCGTCTACCTGAATCCAATCCTGCTTTGATACGAACATAAAAACCTCATGAAGTGATGCTCAACTCAATGAAACATTACGGTCACGACGCAGGACTGATGCAATTTTTCCCTCAACAATCTTCTGACGCATCAAAGTAAGCGATGTCATCACCCTTCAAAGTCCGCCAACCGGGGCCCCGAATTCCTGAGTTCCAATACCCAAGCAGGGATGGGCTCGCGGAACCATCTTTCAGATACACCACGCAGCAATACGAACACCTAATAACAGACCATGAAGAAATCGAAATGGCAGTTTTAACATCATCCGGAAACTGCTTTATTAGCTGCTCTCCAACGCTGTTTTGGCGGCCTTCACCATTACTACAACAGGGACAAGCCGATGCTCTGTTCATGATTTTCCCTCTAAAAATGGGCCGTCTCACCGGCCCCACCATCATTACGTAGCCGCTTCTTCCTGCAGGCCAGTTCTAAGGTGCGGCACTCCTGGTGATAATACCAGCAGGCCAGCCTTGGTATTCACGGAAAGTTCTATCTGTCGTTCACGCCGCCGTCACTCGCTTGTAGAACGCCGCCACTTCGCTCTCCTGCACATGGCACCAGGCCAGCACTGCTTGATAGAGCGGGTACCACTGCCGTTCCCACTCGCCGCGGCTCAGCGTCCCCAGCAGGGGTTCGATGGCACGGCGCACCTGGGTGCCGGGGATCGGGCGTAGCCCGGTACCGCCACAGCGCGGGCACACCTTGTCGACGGCCTTGCCGTGCAGGCGGCTCAGCTCCAGATCTCGGATCACTCCCCTCCCCCGGCAGAACTGCGGGTGACAGGCTGCCCCGGGCGTGTCCACCGTGCGGCAATAGTGCTGCACCGCCAGCGCTGCGATCGCCTTCAGGGCCATCCCCTGGCCGCGCTCCTTGACGGCCCCCACATACTTGGGCGCCAGCTTGCTGCACTGGGCCATCACCCCGATCACCGCCTTGCGATGGCTCTCCTTGTCCTTGGTGTAACGGGCCATCATCAGTGCCAAGCCCACCCCTTCATATTTTTGCACCAGCCCCAACGCCCCCAGCACATCGGCCTGCGTCAGGTGAGAGGGCCCGGTGGAGCGGGACTGAATGGCCTGGATCATCGCCGAACGGGGTTCCCCTATCGAAAGCGCATATTCGAGTCGCATCAGAATGCCTCCAGTGACCAGTGGGCGCCTTTGCGCTGAACCCCGACGAAGGTGAACATCCAGTGCTGCTTGGCGGCCACCTTGATCTTCACCCGGGCATCGTCCTCCCAGAACCCCTTCACCTCGTGCAGCTCGATCAGCCCATCCCGGCGCACTACCATGAAATCCGGGGTGTAGAAGGTCTTGTCGGCCAGCCGCAGCTTGAGCGGTTCAAACTCGTAGTGCAGCACCTCCCCCGCCAGCATCAACGTGCGCAGGTGACCGGCATAGGCCTCCTCGGTCTTGTTCATGGATCCCGGTACCGGCTGCGGACGGGCTCGCGCCTTCACCCTCCGTTCTCCTGCTGGCTTTCCACTGTATGGCGTCATCCAAACACTCCCAGGCCGGCGGCCTTGTTCAACGTCATCACGACGTGATCCAACTGGCTGCCGTGGGTCTGCTCCCACTGCTGCCAGCCCTTGTTGTGCAATTCCATGTGTGCCTGGTGGCAGAGCGGAAAGGTCATCAGGTCATGGCTCTTGCTGCCCATCACACTGAGCCCGTGCCCCACCACGTGGTGCGCCTCGATGCCATCGGTCTGGCCGGTCACCACGCACGGCAACTGACGGACGAACGCCAGATAGTTGGCCGACTCCCAGCGCCGCATCTTAGGACGGGGGATATGCAGCATCGGCGGCTCCGGGTCGATGGCCTTCACCGCTGGCTTGATACGCAGCCGGCCGCGCAGCTCGGCCAGCGGATCCTGCTCCAGCAGCTCGGTGCGATTCACCCGATAGCGGGCATCCGTCTCGCGATAGCCGCGTCCTGGCACCAGCAACCGCTCCGGCTCCAGCGGCGGCAAACGGCAGGCGTGGCGCACCACGGCGATCGGCAGATGCTGCTGCACCTTGAACACGCTGGCCCACCAGCAGAGATCCCGTGCCTGCAACTGGGCAATGGCAACCCCACACCAGCCCGCCACCCGGGTCAGCAGTGCCCGGGCGATCGCCGCGGCGTGCTCCGCCGGGTTGAACGGCAACTGGCCATCCCGGTATGCGTTGTCATGGTGCCAGCACAAGGGGAGCGGCAGGCCCCCCATCTCGGCGGTGACCGACTCCCCGATACAGCCATGGCCGATCAGGCAATGGCCCACGCTGCGCAAGGCCAGCTCGCCGCCCGCGGCGTTGACGATGGAAGGGTTGAGAAGGGCACTGGCCAGCTCCGGGAACTGAGCCAGCAGGTCGCCACCGTCTGGGGCAGGAACCAATACCGCCGGGCGGTTGGCCAGGGCGGTGCGAAGCTGTGCCAGCCCCTCCCCCACCTTCAGCAGCACCATCCCCATCTCTGGCACAAAGACCGGGCGGGCCGGGATCATCCCAGCTTCTCCACCATCTCCAGCTTGTCGAGCAGCGGGCCCAGGCGGGTCAATAGCTGATAGCTGGCGGTGCGGCGCACGGCGAGAGACTCAGAGGAAATGACCCGGCGAGCGGCCTCGGCGGCGGTCAGGCCCGGGCAGGCGGTGTCGATACTACGGAACAACTCGGCGCTGGCTTTGATGGCGGCCCCGGCCGGGTTACTGGCCTGCTGCTGCAGGTGCTGCACTCTGGCCGCACTGCGGCTAGTAAACTTGCTCATGTGACCCCTTTACCTCACGGTAGTGGTTCAGCCAGTTAATTAATTCATGAACTTAGCTGACTTTTTGAAAACTTGAATCACCTAAGCAGCAACTCGATGCAAAACTTGGGGGCTTACGCCCCCAGACTGTTAACCCTTAGGTGGATAAGGATCATTTCCGTAAGAGTTTTTCTCACGAATCTGCCCTTTCTCATTGTGAACGAGCACTTCACTACGTTGATTTCGTGCGATTTCACGAGCCGCCTCAAAAGCTTCCTTTTGAGTTGAGTGATGAGAGGTGTCTTTCGAATTACCAGCCCCTCGGACAGCCCATTGATCACCTCTCGGTACAACATGTTGATTTTTTCCTGACATAGGCACCTCCTATTGTGTTTATGTCAGAAATAACGATACGACCAAAAATCAATCAACACAATATGTACCAATTAAAACCAGAAAAAACACTACATATAGTTTTATGCCGCCACCTTCCCCAGCCCGACCTTGGCCAGCAGCTCGGCAAACCGGCTATGGTACCAGTGCGGCTGTGTCTCGCGCTGGCAGCGCGGATCCACGATGTTCTTGCCGTACAGCAGCCCCTTGGGCGTGATCGCCCAGAACTCCTTCTGCTTATCCGGTGACTTGGTGGAGGGGCGCCGCATCTTGGTCAGCAACCCGTTCGACTCGAGCAGGGCGTTGAAATAGCGCACCCCCATGCTCACCCCGTGCTGCTTCAGCCCCTCGGTAGCCGAGAAGGTCGGCCGCGAACTGCCATCGGTGGCATCGCTCGGCGAGTCGATGGCGTAGGCTGGCAGCAGGTTAGGCAGACCGTGTTGGCGTTGGATGGTCTGCAGCATGCCCAGCTTGCCGGAATTGCTGACGTTCAGCATGCGGGCCGCGGTCTCAACGAACAGCAGCTCGACCTGTACCGCCTCCATGTTGATGACCGGGGCCTGGCCGATCGCGTACTGCCCCGTCTTGCGAATGCTGGGCAGCACCTCACCGGTGACCCACTGCTTGAACCCCTTGGCCGCGGGCAGCTTACTGCCGAAGATCAGGGCATAGACCCCGCTCTCGCACAGGAAGCTGACCTCCTGCATCCCGCTGGTCGTGGGGGTGTCGCGTTTCACGACATCCCCCTCGTCCACATGGCGCTTCACCGCATCCCTCGGGTTGCTGTAGCCCAGCGCCTTGCACACATCGACGGCACAGAACAGCACGCGCCCGGCTTCATCGATCAGGCGCACCTTGCCAAACTCCATACTGTCAAAACTCAACACCTGCATGTCACTCTCCCGATTGTCATGTCCTTGGCATAGCCCCAAAAGATACTGTGTATTTATACAGCCATCAATCACCGTTTGTTATGTTCTCACGGCGGGATATGACCTACACCATCAACGGCAGATGCTGCCTGACCAGCAACCCCAGGGGGATCTCCTCGACGTCCAGCTGCAGCAGCACCAAGCCGAAGGCGTGAGCCCGGGTGAACTCCTGCCGCGCCCCCTTGCTCTGCTGCCAGCCGGGCAGAAACGCCACCGCCTCACACTCCATCAGCATCGGGATGGCGATCCGCATATAGGCATCATGCTCCCAGCCATCCGGCAGCACGGCGGGGTTCATCACCCTGGCCCCCTGCCCTTGCAGGTAGGCCTCGGCGGCAAAGAACGCAGGCCGGTTGAACTGTGGCAGGCCAGTCATGGGCCCTGCCACATACACCTTCACCCCGGCCAGGTCGATCAGGCCACGTTCATTCAGTTCCTTCGGTTCAACGGTCATGATGGGCCTCCCCGGCCAGATCGCGATTCACACGGTTGAGCGCCACCAGCACCACCTTGGTGATCGCCAGCAGCAGTGTGCCCAACCACACCAGCAGCAACAGGATGGCCCGCAGCGGTGCCAGCAGCAGGCGCACCACAGGGCACGGGAACATCACCAACACCCAGCCCGCGAGGATCACCCACACCACCGGCGCCTGCAGCATCTGCCAGCCCATACCCCCCTCATAGGGCACCATGGCCAGCACAAACAGCGCCACGAACAGGTACATCAGCACGAAGAAGGCCTTAGCCATGGCTGGCCTCCTTGGTCTTCGCCGCCAGCTCTGAGAGCTCACGGCACGCCGACACCAGCCGTGGTTCATTCAGTAACGCCGCCTCGTCCTCTTGCACTTCTTCCCGCCATGCCCGCAGCGCTACCCATATCAGCACCAGCAACACGGCCAGCAGCAGCGCCCAGCCGACGATCAACATCCCAAACAGCATGCCTATGTTCATCCCTTCCTCCCCCTCCCGGTGGTGGCTTGAAGGGCTGCCTTGTGCATGGCAGCCCCGACGATCTCTCCTATCTCGGTGCTCCAGGCACCAAACCCGATATCGTGGATCACCCACATCCCGATCGACACACTGATGCCAGCCTCTTGGGCCTTCGCCAGCTCCTCGATGCCCAGCAGCGGCGCTTGCCAATCCCGGGTCGGGGTGTGCTGGGCGTAGTAGTGCATCATGCTGCCACCTTGGCGGCTGTCAGTCTGTTCACCGCAACCTCGAATATGTCCCTGTCCTTTTCCATTCCTATGAATCCACGCCCAGTGTTGACGCATCCAACCCCAAAAGAGCCACTCCCCATGCAGAAATCGAGAACTTTGGCACCAGGACATGTAAATGTGCGGATCAGCCATTCAGCCAGAGCGACAGGCTTTTGCGTTGCGTGATAGCTACCACGCTGCTTGTCGCTCGAGAAGAACTGAACGCTGCGCGGATACCGCTCGGTTGAGTCGTATTCAGTGAGAGACAGGGCTTTTCCGTAGCACTCCGAGTTGACGGTCTTTCTCTTGGATGTCTTGCGGGCATGACCAGTAGTCATCTGCGGGTTGTAAGTTGGCTGCTGGCGATAGAACACCAACACAGACTCATGGGCCCGCAGTGGCTGCTTCTTCGCATTCAGAAAGCCAGTAGCATTCCCCTTCTCCCAGATGATTTCGTACTTGAACATCCCCATGTTCGAGCACACCAGCTGAGCGGTGAACGGCTGGGCAGCAGTCATCACGATTGCAGCATTAGGCTTGCAAACACGCTCCAGTTCACGCCACATAGCTTGAAGATCGATGATGGAATCCCATTTGCACTGAGTCGTGCCATATGGCGGGTCAGCCAGCACCATATCAATTGACCCGTCAGCTATGGTCGGCAAGAGGTCGAGGCAATCACCGTGGTGCAGTTCAATACTCATACCCCTACCCTCACCAGCTCCACCGCCTGGCCCCGGATCCGCGCAGCCTCTGCCCGTGCCTCCTCGGCCCCATCCCACACCAGGTAATAACCGGCGCCGGTGGCGGCATCGGTCTTGCCCAGGGTATCCAGCGAATTCGACACCTCCAGGTGCACCCGCTCCCCCACCCAGCCCCGCACCGGTGGATAGATGGCCACCCGGCAGAACTGCGCCTCACGCACATCACGCTCGGCGTTCGCGTTGAACTGACTGGCCATCACGCCATCCTCCCTGTCACGGTGACGCCACGCTGACGCAGCTCGGCCTGCAGGCTGGCCAGCTCGGCTGCCACCCGTTCAGCCGGTGCCGCGCCGTCGCGTTTCAACACCCTGACTTCGGCGATCATCTCGCAGGCCCGAATCGACAGGGTTTGCCCGGTCGGGGCGACTGGCTTGGCTGCCTGCATCAGGCGCACCACCAGGGCCTTCACTTCGGCAGGGCGCGGGGCAAACTGACGGCTGGTATCGCCGGCCAGCTCCAGCACCGCGTCGGTGATCTGGTCCGGGGTTAGCCCGCTCAACTGAAGACCCCACGCCATCGCCACCCCACGAACGTTGCTGTCGAGCTGGTTGGCACTGGCAGGCCAGAGGCCGGCCATCAGCGGCAGCAGCTCATCGGCCAGAAATACCGACATGTGGGCGCTCACCTGCATGGCTTCCGGTACCGCAGGCAGGGCGGTCGAATCACAGAGGAGTGTTGCGGTCATAGGTCACCCCCGCGTCGCGCAGCGCACGGGCTGCCTCTTGCGCTTTTGCCAGATTGCCCATCGCCTTACCGGCAACCGGCGCCACGTTACGCTTGACGGTGAGCTGGTCCCATTTCTGGCGCAACTTCTGCGGCGACAACACGTTGGTGCACCAGAACGCATCCCGGCTCACCCAGTCATACAGCTCGCAGATATCCCGGTGGCTGCGCTGGTCGAGCTCGCGCATCAGGCGGATCACATTGGCCCACTGTGCCCAGTTCGGTTCAAGCGCGGTGGGCGCGATCACTTGCACCCGCTTGAACATCCACTGCGCGGTCGTCAGGTCTTCCGCCGTGCCCCAGGCTTTGCCATTGGGCGTCTGGATCGCAGCCCCTGGGATAACCCGGGTCTTGGGCTCGGCAACAGTGAGCTCATCAGGGAGGGGGTCAGCAGTGACAGGCTCATCAGCGAGGCGCTGTTCACTCTGCTGGTCGAAAGTCGCGTCAGCGAGTTGCGACGAAGAGTCTTTAAGATCTGTCTTTATGTTCTTACTGATATAGTCTTCGGCGTGTTGTTCGGCGGGTAAATCCGCGCCGCCACTTTGCGAACCAGCCTCCAACCCCAGTGCTGGCGCGGCCTCAGAATCCGCGCCATATTCCGCGCTAAATATTTGCGATAATCCGCGCTGATAGGCATCGAAATTGAGCAGGCTCACCACGGTATAGCCCCCCTTGCCACGGGCCCCCACACAGCTGATTGCCCCCTCTGCCCTGAAGAACTCCAGCGCCCGGCGGGCCTGATCTTCCGAAATGCCGCACTCCTGCCCCAGGCTCTTGGCCGAGCACACCAACTGCCCGCGGGAAAGCTGCACCCGCTTGCCGCCAAACACCACGGTGCGCTGCTCATGCGCCACCTCGAGGATCAGGTGAAACATCACCACCTTCTTGGCGACATCCCGGTACCAGGCCGCGTTCTTCATGCTGCGGTAGAACAGGCGAAAACCGGTGCGGGCATTGTCGTCCACGTTGCAACCTCGTTGCGTTGGGGCAGCCACCGGGGCCGCCAGTCTGATCACCTCACCCATGTCCCACCTCCCGTAGATGCTGCATCAGGCAGTCAAGGTGGCGCCTTGCCTGCTCCGGGGAAACGGGGATCTTGATTCCGCCACGGAACCCGCCATAAACCAGGAATGTGCCGCACTGGCTACAAACCAGTCGTGGCAGCATGCTGGGAATGACACTGGGTCGACGCTGACGCGGAAGTGAAGGCCGAGGCAGCTCTGGACGCTGATGCTCGACCCAAGACATGCTATTGGCACCTTGCTCAAAGGCATTGTTAACCGTATGCTTTTCCATGTTCTCATCCCCAATCGATGACTGAACCATGGCCTCGGCTGTTGACGCAGCGCGGGGCCGCCTTGTATCTACTTGCTGGAAGTCGTCGGCAGTTGCCGCACATTTGCGCCAGTGCTGCTGATCAGCCCCAGCACATGCTCGGCGGCCTGGGTACCGATGCGCTCGATTTGTCCCTGCTCTATCCTGTCGATCACCCCGTCTGCCCGAGCGTCGTGAATGGCCTGCATCAGCTTGCCGAACACCGCCTGCGCCAGCAGCACCTGCTCCACCAGGTCGTCATCGCTCACGACCCCTGCTGGTAAGTCCACCAGCACCTTGCCCCGACTGACGGCCCAGGCATCGAGGATGGCGTTGTCATCGGTGATCTCGGTGACGGCGACCGCCTCGGCCAGGGTCAGGTGACGGTCGTCGCAATCCGGGTTGAGCTTCTTGCAAAACTCCGCGGGCTTGCGACCCATCAGCCGCGCCAGCTCACTGGCGTTGAAGCGATGGCCAATGCCATACGCCGCCGCCATCACGTCCGATGACCGGAAAACCGCCCTGACTTTTGCCGTGGTGTCATTCAGTTGCTCTGTCATAGTGATCCCTAACGGTTGGTTATAAATGCCCGGCGAATGCTGATACAATCGCCCGCCCTTCGTCGGTCAGAGGCAATTCAGCAAGCTCAGATTGGCTCAAACCTTGCTGCTTGAGCTTGGCCACCCAGGTGCTTGGCACTTTGCCACGCCTGAAGGCGTTGCTGACCCCCTCCGGGGTGATGCCGAGCGCAGCCGCGATGGCACTCTTGGTACCGAATCGAGTTAACAGGGTATGCATGGCGTCCTCTGGCGTTTAACACACACCAAATCATAACTCTTGGTTAGTAAAATTCGCAAGAGGTTAAAGTTAGGCGAAATTAACAAACAATAACTGGACGTTAGGAAATGGATGAGAAACAGACACCAATGGCGCGTTTTGAAGCCGACAAAATTGCATTCTCGCAGCGACTTAATGCCGCTCTCGATGAATTGGGCTGGCCTGCTCGAGGCCGGATAGTTCGACTTAAACGCACGTTGAGGGAAAGCCTGTCTGAAATCTCTGTACGCAAATGGCTCAAAGGTGAGGGGTTGCCTGAAGTAAAGCGCCTGGGAGAGCTCTCGCGCATCACTGGCAAGAGTGTGCAGTGGTTGCTGACAGGCACCGATCCGGGTGACGGCAATATCGAACCACAGCCGTTCCCTATCTACCAGGTGCCCTTGATTTCGTGGGTTAGTGCCGGGGAGTTCAAGGACTGCGGCGACATCCCGAGTCTGGAAGAGGCAGAAGAGGTCACCATCAGCCCAGTTCGCGTCAGCACTCGGGCCTATGCCGTGCGGGTGAAGGGTGACTCCATGGTCGCGCCCATGGGGGGAAAGTCATACCCTGACGGCACTATCATCATCGTGGATCCAGAAGTGGAACCTGCCCATGGCAAGAAGGTGATCGCCCGTTATGGCAGCGACATGACCTTCAAAGAGTTGGTGATGGATTCCGGTTCCTGGTGGTTAAAACCCCTCAACCCGCAATACCCCCTGCTGCCGGTCAATGAAGACGTGCAGATCTGCGCCGTACTGGTCTGCTCGGTGATGGTCGAGTAACGCCAATCCGCAATCGGGTTATGAATCTGCATCGCGATTTGCAAGCAACTGCCGCTTGAGCAGGTCGAACTCCTGCATGGTGATCTCACCGTGCTCACGCAACCACACCAGTTTGCCCAGTTCATCTGCCACACTGCCGCCGTGCTCAGGCCTCACCGCCTGAGCGGCGCACTGATGGATCAATCCCTCGACTCGCGCCACCCACACCTCTGCAGACCGTCTGGCCTGCGCCACCGCAGCCGAATCTGCCCTGAACTCCCCGGCCAGCAGGGTGATGCTCAGCAGTTGATAATCGGGCTCCTGGGTGGTGATCAACACCTGCACCAACGAAACGGTCCCCGTGCTGGTTTGCTTGGCGCTCAGGCCGCCCAGCAATGCGCCGACACCGCCCATCAACACACCGCCAACCAACGCCCGACCTAACTGACTGCCGCCCTGCGTCTTGGTGTGCGTGGCGCCGGCCGTCTCCCTGACCTTGACCCCGATCACCTGCGTACCCTGGATGATCTTGCGGGCACGGATATGCCCATCAAAAAAGCGCACCGCCAACCGGTGGCGGACCATGTCTATCCCTATTCCCTCCCAGCCCCCATCAGACCAGGTGTGGTACGTGGCCACGAACGCCTCTTGCTGCTGCTTCACCGCCAACTGATGGGCCAGGTCGGCCCCCACCCCGCCAAGCAGCGTGGACCCGCATTGCGGGCACGGGCTCTCTCCTTCCTCAATCAGCGCATGACACGCTCGGCACTCCATCAACCTGCTCACTCGGCATCCCTCCCTTCAGCACGTCCCAGTTTTGCACCAAATGAGCCTGAATGAAAAAAAACCTAAAAAACCTAACTTTCGGGTATTGACCGAAAACAAACCTGATATATGCTAACCAAAAGTTAGGAATTGAATTCAGTGCGAAAGACGACCCCAGCCGGAGGGCCAGCACAACACTGGCAGCGGTGGCAACAAACCGCTTGGGGACATAACACCGGCAACCGGGCTGACTCACCTCCCCGCTCTCCCTTGGCAAGGCTGGAATGCGTGCCGACCAAGGTGACCGGAAAACACAGTCAGTGACCGGCTGGCAGCTGGAAAGACAGCGTTGTTGAAGTGATAGCGAACGAAGCGAGTGGCGGGTCTGACTCCCCAGCCACCCACCCGGTGAAAGGCCGGGGCACAACTGGGATTGCATTCCTAACTGGACTTAGGGCGTCAAACAAAACGCCCGGAAGACACACTTGAGTGAGTGCAATCCACAGTTGTGGCGGTGGCCCAGTCAAGGATACCTACTCCGGAGGGTACGCCACAGCAACCCCGTCAGTTGGGCAAGTCGAAAGACCTCAGCGCTGACGCCGGACAGGGTAACCGGCAACCAACCCACCGCAGGGTTACGCGGTCGCCTGGTCCCGCTGTGAAGCGCCACCCAGGTCCTCGCCGAGAGGCGACAGTTTCGATAGGTAGGTCTGCCCGTGAGGGCGCACCGGTACCGATAGCAAGAACGGCTGACTCACTGTGAAGTGCTCAAGCCACCACCACAGGTGCAACGCATGTGGTTACTACTCCTGATGTTGATCTGGCTGTTCGGGCTGGCAGCTGACCAACTTGCAATACCAGCCGTCACCCACCTGACGGCGCCATCAAGGGCAGCACCACTGCCCATGCTGGCACAGGGCTCCGGGCCCTGATCAATCAGCCCGAGTTGTTCTCTCCTGGCCCCGGCAACGGGGCCCTTATCCCACAAGCGATAGCGGCCCAACAGCGGGTCACGGCCTCCTATTGCCTGTCGCTTGCGTGATGAGACCAATTTCAGACATAGCGGAGGCAGCCATGCACCCACGCGAGTTCATTGCCAAGCACATCAAGGCAACGCTGGAGAAGGAGGAATTCCCCCCCCACGCGGTCTCGCTGGGGGTGAAAGAAGCCACCTTCTATTTCGACCTGACGCCCAGCTTCGCCAAGGGGAAGGTGTTCGATGAGTGCCTCAAGGCGGCCCGCGCAGTAGCCAGGGTCGCAAAGAAGGCCAAGCCCTGATCCGGGGAGCGGGTCATATCTCAACGAAGAGGCAACGATGAACCACTACGCCCAAGCGCTGGCCGAACTGCAGGCCCAGCCTGACCATGAGCTCAAGCAGATTGGCGACCAATGGCAGACCCCCAAGGCATTGGCTTGGGGCCTGTTCCATCAGTTCGCCCCCACCCTGGGGCCGGTGGTGCTCGACATGTTCGCCGATGACTGCAACGCTCTGGTGCCGCACTACTACGACGCCGAAGACAATGCCCTCACCCAGGAGCTGGCCGCCGACCTGCGCCGCCTCGGTGGTGCCGCCTTCGGCAACCCGCCCTACTCCCGCCCGTGCGCGGATAGCGAGGGCAACCCCATCACCGGGATGGAGGCCATCCTCAACAACTGCCGTGAGCAACGGGCACAGGGCGCCAAGATCATGCTGCTCATCAAGGCCGCCACCAGTGAAACCTGGTGGCCGGAGGATGCCGACTTCATCCAGTTCATCAGCGGCCGCATCGGCTTTGAAGTCCCGAGCTGGTACGTGCCCCGCGATCCGAAGAAGGACAAACCCAGCGCCAGCGGCTTTGCCTCTGCCGTGGCGATCTTCGATGCAAGCTGGCAGGGCGAGCGTCGACCCGAGGCACGCCTGCGCCGGGATGACCTCATCACCACCGGCCAGATCATCCTCGACATGATCCACCGCCAGGCGGTTGCCCTCAACGAAGAAGCCAGCCAGGCCATCGCCAAGGCCACTTCTACCGAGCCAGCCATGCTGCTGGACGAACCTGCCGTCGCCAAGCCGACAGCGTGGGAACCGCCAGTGGCCAGCGATGACACGACCAACGCCGCTGCGGCTGACGAGCTGGCAATGCTGGAGCTGGTATTGCCCATCACGGACAGCACCATGCTGGCCGAGCAGGGCTATTCCGATGCTGGCAGCATCATGGGCAAACAGCTCGAGTGCCGCGACCTGAGCGAAGAGCAGCTGGCCACGGTCAGGGGCTATGTGCAGGGTTGGCTGGACGAGCCCTATCCACTCTCCGAGATTTTCTATCGGCTTGATCTGGCCGTCGCCAACCTGCTGGCCGGCAAGCCTATCCATCATGGCTTTGTCGCAGAAGATAGTCGTTCACCCGCACTGCCCTACTGGCAGCGCCACCCCGCAGTGAAGGGGGTTATCTACCAGATCGACGATGCGGACATCCTGACCCCGGCCAGGACCGCCGAGCTGGCCGCCTGGATCATCGACAACCTGACGGCCCCCGGCGATCTGCTGGCACAGGCCACCGCCAAAGCCGCCGAGCTGTTGGCGCAGAGTGCCGAACCTGTGCAGAGCGAACTGCAGCTCGAGCTGTTGTCTGAGCCAGAACTGGATAGCCACCAGCAAGACGAGGCCCCCAACATCAAGCCGCTGGAAGACTGGGCCTTCGACTACCAGAACGACGAGCTCAATCTGGGTGGAGCCGAGTGGTCATGCTTCGTCGCCGTGCTGACTGTCCTCTACGGCTCCAAGGAGCACTACACCGCCCGGGAGGTAGCGATTGCCATATCAGTCAGCGATGAGCAGCTCATGGACGAATACACCACCCTGGACGAGAAAACCAAGGTGCTGCTGCGCAAGGTTGTCTCAAATCTGAAGCAGGTTGAGGGATACAATTTCACCGAGTCCTTCACCATGCTCGACCTGCACCGCCAGGAGGCTGTCATCGCCTTGCTGAACGCCCTGCATAACGAGCCGACCCTCAGCCCCGTCACGCAAAAGAGTGTGATGATCAACGCCATTACCCGAGTGAATGAGGTGATGGCATGAGCAAATCACTTCGCCGCTCCCGCGCCGTCAGGGCCAAGGTGACCGGGGCCCCGCTCAACCTGGGATCAGCCATCAACGTGGATCTGTTCGCCGGCGGCGGTGGCGCCAGCACGGGGATTGAGCGTGGGCTTGGGTGCCCGGTGCACATCGCCATCAACCACAACCCCAAGGCGCTCTCCATGCACCAGGCAAACCACCCGGAGGCTCTGCATCTGCAAGAGGATATCTGGGCCGTGGACCCGGTTGCTGTGCTGGCAGGGCGCTCGGTCGGTTGGCTGCACGCCAGTCCGGATTGCACCCACCACTCACAGGCCGCCGGCGGTCAGCCGCGCAAGCAGGAGATCCGCAGCTTGGCCTGGGTGATCACTAAGTGGCTGGCCCTGAGCAAACCTGCAGTGCTTTCCATGGAGAACGTCAAGCAGATGCGCACCTGGGGGCCCCTCGTCGCCAAGCGGGACAAGGCCACTGGCCGGGTCATCAAGCTGGTCGAGGTTCAGCGCGGCAAGAAGACCAAGATCGAACAGCATATCGCCGAGCCAGGAGAACGGGTGCCACGCCAGCAGCAATACCTGGTACCGGATCCCAAGCGGGCAGGCCAGACCTGGCGTCGCTTTCTGGCCAGCATCGAGCGCATGGGGTATGAGCTGGACCATACCGTCAAGAATGCAGCCGATTACGGTGCGGCCACCAGCCGCCAGCGCCTCTACCTCGTTGCCCGCCGGGACGGGGAGCCCGTTTGCTGGCCCGCTCCGACGCATTGCAAGGCCCCGGCACCAGGCAGTGACCTCAAGCCATACCGAGTGACGGCGGATCACATCGACTGGTCCATCCCCTGCCCCAGCATCTTCCTCACTAAGGAAGAAGCCCGGGCACAGGGCCTTAACGTCAAACGCCCACTGGCCGATGCCACCCTGCGCCGGATAGCAGAAGGAGTGATGCGTTTCGTTATCAATACTCCGGAGCCTTTCATTGTGAATACGAGAAATGGTGAAAGGGAAGGACAACAGCCAAGGTGCAGGAGTATCAACCAGCCATTTTGGACTGTCACTGCACAAGGCTCTCAGGGTGCATTGTGCATGCCTAGGCTAGCCCCACTCGAAACCCACTTTATGATTCAGGCCAACGGCGGCTTCAACACCGTGCCTGCCAGATCCGTGGCTGACCCATGCAGCACAATCACCTCCAGCGGCAGCCAGCAGCAACTGGCCTCCGCTTTCATGGTGCACCTGCGCAAGAACCTGCCGCCAAGTACCCCGGAGGGCCAGCTCCCCACCATCGTTTCGGCGGGTCAGCACCACGCCCTGGTGCAGACCGTGATGGCGAGCCCGGGTGAGTGCGGCCTGACACCGGAGCAAGTAGCCGGGGCCTTGCGGGTGAGCGCCTTCCTGATGCGCTACTACTCGAGCGGTGGGCAGTGGGGGGCCGTCACCGAGCCGATGCACACCATCACTACCAAGGACCGGCTGGCACTGGTGACCGTGACCTGGTGCGGCACCACTTGGGTGATCGTGGATATCGGCCTGCGCATGCTGGTACCGAAGGAGCTCTATGGCTGCCAGGGCATGCCTCGCCACTACATCCATGACCGCGGCCACGACGGCACCCTGCTCTCCATCACCGATCAGGTGTTGATGGTGGGCAACAGCGTCAGCCCGCCGCCGATGGCGGCCATCGCCAGAGCCAATAACCCGTACAAGCAGCTACAAGCCAGGAGGGCAGCATGAGCGTTATTCAGGGCGTTGCCGAGTGGATTCATGCCCGCACCGGCGGCGCCATCAGTGCCGAGGTGGCTGCCGAGTTCTCCCTCACTGTCAGTGAGGCCAGCATCGTGATGGGCCAGATCCACAGGGAGGCCCGCTTCACCACCCGGATTGAACACTTCTGCATGGTTGGGGATAACGGTCGCGGGCGCCATACCCGCCGCCTCTTCGTGGACATGGTGAAACCGCCGCAGTGGCGCAAAACCCCGGTGATCGGCATCAATGGGGATCAGGTCGTCCGGTTCGACAGTGTCACGGATGCGGAGACCAAGGGCGGTTTTGTCAGGGTCGGCATCACCCGCTGTCTTGCCGGCCAGCAGGAAAAGCACGGCGGGTACCGCTGGCAAATCGATACCACCAAAGGAGCAGGCCAATGCACCGCTACAGCTACACCCTGAATGCGGCCACCGAATTGGGGGCAGCACCGGATCGCCTGACCGGGACCATCGAGGCGCACCACCCGATGACTCACCAGCAGATCCGGCTGGCCGCCATCGACAAGGCCCCGGCCCAGTATCTGAATTTCAACGAACTGGAGTACCAGGAGATTGAATCCCCCCTGAATTGAATGCCCGGCCATGCTGGCCTGGGTGTAACGAACCACGACTGTCCGGGAGGACACGATGCATATCAAACTTTACCAGCGCAATTACCGGGATGATCTCAAGCAGGCCATCCAGCAGGAGCATGCCGGCAACCATCAGGATGCGGCCCTCTCCTACAAGAAAGCCCAGCACCACGCCACCAGCGCCAACATGTTGGAAAAGGCCAAGTTCGCGATGGCTCGCCGTATCCACTGCCTCAAGCAGGCAAAGGACCCCCAATGGAGGCAGGTCAACACCAAGTTCCAGCAGCTCTATCAAACCCAGGAGCATCGCTGATGGCCAGCCGCGGTATCAACAAGGTCATCCTGATCGGCAACCTCGGCCAGGATCCGGAAGTGCGCTACATGCCCGGCGGGAACGCTGTCACCAGCATCACCTTGGCGACCTCCGACGCCTGGCGCGATAAGCAGACCGGCGAGGCCAAGGAGCGCACCGAGTGGCATCGTGTCGTGTTCATGGGAATGTTGGCTGAGGTGGCAGGGAAGCACCTGAAGAAGGGCTCTCAGGTCTATGTGGAGGGCAAACTGCGGACTCGCAAATGGCAGGACCAGAGCGGCCAGGAGCGCTACACCACCGAGGTGCTCGTGGACAGCTTCACAGGGGTGATGCAGATGCTGGGAGGAAGCGGGCAAAACGGAGGAGGGAAACAGCAAGGGGCAGGCAGCCAGCAAAGGCCAACGCCACAGCCGACGCAATCATCGGCCTACACCGAACCACCGATCGCTTATGACGACGAACTGCCGTTCTAGCGTAACGAAAGACAGTGGCCCCATGGGGCCGCTCTTCTCGCCGTGAGGCGTAAAGGAGACATGAATATGCATCAAAAAGTGGTTGTGATGGAACGCCCCAGCTGGGTTCTGCCTCGAGTTTTGGGAGAGATGTTCGGGTACACTGAGAAGGCCATCAGCGAGAAGCGGAAGAAGGGCCAGCTTATAGAGGGGGTCCACTACAAGTTGGCCCCGGATGGGAAGTATGTCTATCACTGGCGGAGATATGAGGATTGGCTGACCGGAACCAAGAACTGATCGACATCGTTGCTGAAACACCAGGTGTCGAACTGCACGGCAAGAGTCTTCGCATCGACTTCCGATTCCACGGCAAGCGATGCCGGGAAACGCTCAACATGCCGGCCACCAAAGCCAACATCAAGCACGCCTCCCGCAAGCGGGAGGCTATCCTGCATGAAATTGCCATTGGTGTCTTCGACTACGCCAAACACTTCCCAGACAGTAAGAACGCCCACCGGTTCGCCGGCACGACCGCAAGCCGGGACATCTCTCTGGGCGACCTGGTAGAGCACTACCTGAAGATCAAGGATGTGGACATAGGCGATAACGCCCGTGGCCGATATCGCTCAATCCTGGGGATGCTGGCATCTGACCTGGACCACACCCGGGTCGTCAGCACCTTCCGGACCGAAGACCTGCAGCAATGGCGCCGGTACCTGATGACCGAGCCGCGTAACAGAACCAGCAAGCCCTTGGCTCCGAGATCGGTCAACTACTACATGATGGTCGCCGCTGGACTGTTCAACTTCGCCAAGCAGAACGGCTACACCCATCAGGACCTTTCTTCAGTGCTGACCAAGGTGGAAGTGATCCGGGATAAACCAGACCCATTTGATCAAGATGAGTTTCGTCGCCTGCAGGAGTCTGCCAGGCACGATATGGACGCAATGTGGGTCCAGCTTGCCTGCTGGACAGGCATGCGCACTGGGGAGCTCTGCTCCCTGGCATGGGAGGATGTTGACCTGGAGCGCGGGGAATTGCAGATCCGCCGAAACATCACCCAGGCCCGCAACTTCAAGGTGCCGAAGACAGGTCATGAGCGCACGATTGTGCTCCTCCCACCGGCAATTGAGGCACTCAGACGCATGCGGCCAATGACAGCCATGCGCCAATCCCACAACATCAAGAAGACGCTCCGGGACCGCCGGCAGGTAGATGAAAAGGTCACGTTCGTGTTCAGCCCCGATGTAACCAGCAAGACACCCGGGCTCAGCATCTGCTACACGGCCTTCACCTTGGGTGACAAATGGGACAGGTTGATAAAGAGGGCTGGCATTCGCCGCCGAACCCAATACCATATGCGCCATACATTTGCTTGCTGGATGCTGACCGCTGGCGCCAACCCTGAATGGGTTGCGTCTTACCTTGGGCACGAGGACAGCACCATGGTGCGAACAGTCTATGGCAAATGGATCCCCGAACAAGACCGCGACGAAGCGGACAGGGTTTGGGGCAGGCTTGGAGCCAACTTTTCAGATTTGGCCCCAATACAGCCCCAAGATTTCAAAGCAACACAATAACAACCTGTAAATTAAAGAGAATTAGCCAATGGCTCAATTTATTTACACCATGAACAGGGTTGGCAAGGTCGTGCCACCCAAGCGTCATATTCTCAAGAACATCTCCCTCTCCTTCTTCCCGGGGGCCAAAATAGGCGTGCTGGGTCTGAATGGCGCCGGGAAATCGACCCTGCTGCGCATCATGGCGGGCATCGACACCGAGATCGAAGGGGAAGCCCGTCCGCAGCCCGGCATCAAGATCGGCTACCTGCCCCAGGAGCCGAAGCTGGATCCGGAGCAGACCGTACGCGAAGCGGTCGAAGAGGCGGTCGGCGACGTCAAACGCGCCATGGCGCGCCTCGACGAGGTCTATGCAGCCTATGCCGACCCGGATGCGGATTTTGACAAGCTGGCCCGCGAACAGGGCGAGCTGGAAGCCATCATCGCCGCCCAGGGCGGCCACAACATGGAAAACCAGCTGGAGCGCGCGGCCGATGCCCTGCGCCTGCCGGCCTGGGATGCCCAGATCAAGCACCTCTCCGGTGGTGAGCGCCGCCGCGTGGCCCTGTGCCGTCTGCTGCTGGAAAAGCCGGACATGCTGCTGCTGGACGAACCGACCAACCACCTGGATGCGGAATCCGTGGCCTGGCTGGAGCGCTTCCTGCACGACTACGAAGGTACCGTCGTGGCCATCACCCACGACCGCTACTTCCTCGACAACGTGGCGGGCTGGATCCTGGAGCTGGACCGCGGCGAAGGCATCCCCTGGGAGGGCAACTACTCCTCCTGGCTGGAGCAAAAAGATGCCCGTCTGGCCCAGGAAGCGAGTTCCGAGGCCGCCCGTCGCAAGTCCATCGAGAAGGAACTGGAGTGGGTTCGTCAGAACCCGAAAGGCCGTCAGGCCAAATCCAAGGCTCGTATGGCTCGCTTCGAAGAGCTCAACACCAACGACTACCAGAAGCGCAACGAGACCAACGAGCTGTTCATTCCGCCCGGACCGCGCCTGGGCGACAAGGTGGTGGAGGTGGCCAACCTCTGCAAGTCCTATGGCGACCGCCAGCTGATCGACGATCTCTCATTCTCCATTCCGAAGGGTGCCATCGTCGGCATCATCGGTCCGAACGGTGCCGGTAAATCGACCCTGTTCCGCATGATGTCGGGTCAGGAGCAGCCGGATTCCGGCTCCATCACCCTGGGTGACACCGTGGTGCTGGCCTCCGTGGATCAGTTCCGCGACAGCATGAACGACAAGAAGACGGTGTTCGAGGAAGTCGCCGACGGCCAGGACATCCTGCGCATCGGCAACTACGAGTTCCCGAGCCGCGCCTACATCGGCCGCTTCAACTTCAAGGGTTCCGACCAGCAGAAGCGCGTCGGCGAGCTCTCCGGTGGTGAGCGTGGCCGTCTGCACCTGGCCAAGCTGCTGCAGACCGGCGGCAACGTGCTGCTGCTGGATGAACCGACCAACGATCTGGACATCGAAACCCTGCGCGCCCTCGAGAACGCCCTGCTGGAGTTCCCGGGTTGCGCCATGGTCATCTCCCACGACCGCTGGTTCCTCGACCGCATCGCCACCCACATCCTGGACTACCAGGACGAGGGCAAGATCGAATTCTTTGAAGGCAACTTCACCGAATACGAAGAGTGGAAGAAGAAGACCTACGGTGCCGAGGCTATCCAGCCGCGCCGCGCCAAGTACAAGCGCATTGCCAAGTAA